TTGTAAAAAATCCAGGATTAACTATCAATAACAATGAAATAAAATCAAAAGTTATTGAAGCAATTAATCGATTCTTTAGTATAGAATATTGGAACTTTGGAGACACTTTTTATTTTTCTGAGCTTAGTGCATATATTATGAATACGTTATCACCACAACTAGTTACAGTTGTTATTGTACCTGTACAAGATCAACAAGGCTTTGGCAGTTTATATGAAATTAAGTCAGAGTCCGATGAAATTTTCTTATCAACTGCAACAGTTGCTGATGTTGAAATAATAGATGAAATAACGGCAACAAACTTAAAAGCATTAGGAAAAGTTGTAACTAGTGTATCATCATCTAACACAGGAGTTCAAAGTGCATCTACTAGCGGGAGTTCTTATTAATGGCTAATGAATATCAAAACGAGAACGCACTTCCAATTCCGGGCTCGGACAAAAGAACAGTTTCAGATTTATTACCACGCTTTTTTAGAACCGAAGCGAACAGAAAATTTTTACAAGCAACACTAGACCAGCTAGTACAGCCAGGCGTTGCTGAAAAATTAAGCGGATATATAGGTCGTAAGAATGCAAAAGCGTTTAATGCAGCAGACAATTATATAGGTGATGTCACCAAATCAAGAACATCATACCAATTTGAGCCTGCTACTGTTATTAAAGATGAATTAGATAACGTTACATTTTATAAAGATTATAACGATTATATATCTCAGCTAAAAATATTTGGAGCCAACGTAGACAATTTAAGTAGGCTTAATAGTCAAGAAACATACGCTTGGAACCCAAATATTGATTGGGACAAGTTTACAAATTTCCGTGAGTACTATTGGTTGCCATCTGGTCCCAAACCTGTAAGAGTTGCCGGACAGTCAAAAGAGGTTGTTAGTACATATACCGTTACTTTAGTTGATAACGGCGATAATACAACATATCTATTCACCCCAGACGGTTTTACAGCAAATCCAACACTAAAGCTATATAGAGGACAAACATACAGATTTGAAATTAATTGCCCCGGCCATCCGATGGCATTTTCAATTTCTAGAACATTTACTCCGGGCAATGCTGTTGTAGTTGCAGGTAGAGAAGGAATTCGCGGTGAAGGATTATTTGATGCTCAACTATACGGCAACGATTACGACCTAGGAGAATATATTATTCTTCCAAGTAGTGGTAGTGTTACGTTTGAAGACGATGCAAACGTTTCAACACTATTTCCTGATGGTATTAGAAAATTAGGAGAAGAAGGGGAAGAAATTGCCAACGTATACATTGAAAAAGGAACTATAGAATTTACAATTCCAGAAAACGCACCAGATAGGCTTTATTATATATCAAAGAATAATATCGATACTAGCGGACTAGTTAGAATCTATGATATTGAAGAAAATACTGAACTTGATGTTGCTGCTGAGATAGTTGGTAAAAAAACTTATACTAGTGCAAACGGTGTAGAATTTACAAATGGATTAAAAATTGAATTTATAGGAGACGTTACTCCAACAAACTATGCTGAAGGATTTTTTTATATCGAAGGCGTTGGTGAAGAAATACAATTAGTACCTGCAAAAAATTTAGATTTATCAGCACCGTATGCACAAGTTCAGCCAGTGGCATATGATTCGGATCAATTTGATACACTACCGTTCCAAAGTGCAGATGCTTATGCAGCAAATAAAGACTATATTACTATTAACAGGTCTAGCCCAGATAAAAATTCTTGGTCTAGATACAATAAATGGTTCCACAAAGATGTGTTAGTTAAATCAGCTGAGTATAACAATAGTCCGTTAGACATTGATGAAAATGCAAGAGCTAAACGTCCAATCATTGAATTTGTTTCTGGATTAAAACTATATAATTTTGGAACCTCTGCAAAGAACGACGTATCAGTAGTAGATACAACTACTACTGATGTGTTTTCAACAATTGAAGGAAGTTTAGGGTATAACATTGACGGAGTTGATCTTGCTGAAGGAATGCGAGTTTTGTTCTTAGCAGATCCTGATCCGCTAGTCAGTGGTAAAATTTTTAGAGTAACTTATATTACTAAAGGAGCAACTAGGCAAATAAGTCTAGTTGAAACATTTGACTCCAACCCTAAAGAATTAGAAACTGTTGTTGCATCAAACGGTCAAACTCTACGAGGTAGAGCATTTTATTACGAGCGCGGCGCTTGGCAACTTGCACAACAAAAATATACTGTAAATCAAGAACCTCTGTTTGATTTATGTTGTCCTCAAGGAAACGCTTATAGTAATTTAGATATTTTTGGAGAGTCATCTTTTAGAGGTACTAAAGTTTTTAGTTATGCGCTTGGAACTGGAGAAAATGATTCTGAATTAGGATTTCCTTTAAAATATAAAAATATTGAAAACAGTGGAGATATATTATTTAATTTTGATTTGTTAAACGATACTATCAAATATATTAATAATAACGAAGTTGTTAGTGTAAACGCATCAGTTGGAAATTTAAGGAAATATAGAACTAGAACTAATTTTAAATGGGTTAACGGTTGGGCGTCAACGCCTATTATTTCCAAGCAAAAAGTTCTAAGGCAATATGTTGTTACGGCGGGATTAAATAATAATTTTGAAATTGATGTTTATAACACACCTGCTCTACTCACAGACCTTAGAGTTAACGTATTTGTTAATAATAAAATTAAAAAAGAAGAGGTTGACTATACACTAGATAGAATTAATAAACGAATTCTTATAAGATTTTTTAACAACTTAGCATTAAATGATGTTGTTTTAATTAAAACGCACTCTTCTGAACCTAAAAACGATAATGGTTGGTATGATTTTCCAATTAATTTTGAGCGTAATCCTCTTAATGAAGAAATAGGAAATTTTACACTCGGTGAAGTTATTGATCATGTTGATAGCATGATTGAAGATTTACAATTATTTGAAGGAGCATTTCCTGGACCTAGTAATTTACGAGACCTCGGAAATGTAAACAGTTACGGTAAACGATTTGTAAAACATAGCGGTCCTATAAATCTTCCATTGTATCATATTACTGATAAAAATTACAACATTGTTAAAGCTATACAACATAGCTCAAATGAATATGCAAGGTTTAAAAGAATTTTTGTTGAAACCGCAACAAATCTAGGATATGACGGTCCCGTTCGCGAGCATGTTAACAAAGTTCTAAAAGAGATTAATTCAGATAAAGTTAAAACCCAACCATTTTGTTATTCAGACATGCTAGAAACTGGAACAACTAGTACAGTTCTAGAATATGAAATTTTAGACCCTCGAAACCCATACTACCCAATAACTAAAGCATTTAATTTAGATAGTTTAAGCCAACGTGCAATAACAGTTTATCTTAACGGTGAACAACTTATCTATGGAAGAGATTATACTTTTTCTGAAACCTATCTACTGCTAGTAAGCCGTCAACAAGAAGGCGATATTTTGCAAATATATGAATCAACCTCTACAGACGGTTCGTATATACCACCTACTCCAACTAAACTAGGGTTATACCCAAAGTTTCATCCTGTAATTGAGTTTGATGACACAGTAATTGCTACTGAACCAACATCAAACGGCCCTTTTAAAATTTATGGAGCAGAAGAAACAACAGAAAAACTAGGATGGTTCTATCCTATATATACAAGCCGCCGTGCAGCACAAAACGCAGATTCATCTAACTCAGCAGAACAAATTTCGTTTCCTGGCTTAAACAGAATATTATATATTCCAACAAATACAAGAACAGTTGCTGGATATGATAATATTGACTATGAAGAATATCCAGTTGGTGTTGCATTTATTAAAGGACACGACGGGAGCCTAGTTAAAGTATTTAAAGATTACAGAGATAGTTTAATACTTGAACTAGAAAGAAGAATATTTAACAACATTAAAGTTTCTTATGATGATAGTCAACTTGATATACACAGTTTTGTTCCAGGTAAATTTAGAAAAACAGGTTTTACTAAACAAGAAATTGATGCTACTTTAAGAAGCAGGTTTGTTATGTGGTCGCAGTTTGTTGAACTCGAATTTTCTGAGCATAACTTCCACGATAGAAATAATCAATTTACATTTAATTACTCTGAAATGACCAGTCCTGTTGATAATGCCAAGTTACCTGGATTCTGGAGAGCAGTATACAAAGAACTATATGACACTGACCGTCCTCATAGTCATCCATGGGAAATGTTAGGATTTACAATTAAGCCGGTATGGTGGAATGAAGTATATGGTCCTGCTCCTTATACTAATAACAATCTTGTTTTATGGTCTGACTTAGAGAATGGTTATATTCGTGAACCTAATAAGCAACTAAAAATTAAAGATAAATTTGTTCGCCCTGGATTGATAAACTTTATTCCTGCCGACGAACATGGTCGCCTACGTTCTCCTATTGCATCAGGTGCAGCTGAAAACTTTTTCTTTAGGTACACACCACAAAGTTGGAAGTTTGGAGACGAAGCACCAGTTGAAACAGCATGGAGAAGGAGTAGCGATTATCCGTTCGCATTGTTAGAAGCATGGTTAGTTAATCAGCCTGCTCACGTAATGGGTATAGGATTTGATATATCAAGAACTTTTAAAAATCTAGCTGGACAATATGTTTATGGTCCTACATTAAAAGCAATTACACTTAAAGATTTAGAATTACCTAACACTTATGCCGATACAACAAGAATACAGACTTCTGGATTAGTTAATTACATTTATAATCTTGTTGCTGGTAATATTTTAACAGTTTATGATGACTACAAGTATAACTTATCTAGTTTAACAAATCAACTAGGATTTAAACTAGGAGGGTTTACTGACAAGGAAAAATTAAAACTAGTTTTAGAAAGTAGAACACCTAAAGCAACCGAATCAGATGGTGTTTTTGTTCCTAATGAAAATTATAAAATTTTCTTAAATGTAAGTTCTCCTATAGAACAATTAAACTACAGCGCCATAATTGTAGAAAAAGTTCCAAGCGGATTTGTAATTAGAGGTTACAACAGCACTCGGCCTTATTTTGAGTATTTTCCTTATGTGGAAACTAATAATGATCCTGTAGTTAATATTGGCGGAATAGAAGAAGTCTCAGTTGAATGGGCAGAAGGTAGAGATTATATTAAAGGACAATTAATAGTTCATAATTACAAATACTATAGAGCTACTGCTAATTTTACATCAGGTAGCTCCTTTATAACTGATAATTTAGCTGTTCTGCCTGAAGCTCCGGTTGTTGGAGGAAAACGAGCTGTTTTTAGAAGAAATTTTAACAAAAAGAAATTATTATCTATAGGATACGGAACAAAACTATCTAACTCGCAAGAAGTTGTTGATTTTATTTTAGGCCATAATGCTTATATGAAATCAATAGGATTTTCCTTTGAATACTTTAACCCTCAAACAGAGTTTGTAGAAAACTGGGATCATGCAGCAAGAGAATTTTTGTTTTGGACCACCCAAGGTTGGGCAGCAGGAACCACAATAGCAGTAAGTCCAGGCGCAACACAGTTTACATTAGAAAGCAAATACTCTGTTGTAGACGACATCTTTGATGATTTTTATTCTTATTCGTTAATTAAACAAGACGGATTACCGTTGCCTAAAACGTTTATATCTGTATATAGAAATTTAAACACATTTGAAATTAAAACAAAAAACACAACAGATGGTATCTACAGTGTCGCTTTACCTATTGTACAAAAAGAACATGTAGTGCTATTAGATAATACTACAGTTTTTAATGATGTAATATACGAGCCATCAACAGGTTACAGAAAAGAAAGAATAAAAGTAATCGGATATCGTTCTGATAACTGGCATGGTGGCTTAGATATCCCAGGATTTATATTTGATCAAGCTGAGGTTACACCTTGGAAATCTTGGGTTGACTACAATATAGGTTCGTTGGTCAAATATAAAGAATTCTATTATGTTGCCTTATATCCAACTCCAGGCAGTGATGATTTTAATAATTCTTTCTGGTATAGGCTAGCTGAAAAACCTGAAACAAAACTTTATACAAATTTTGATTACAAAATTAATCAATTTGCTGATTTCTATGATCTTGATTCAGGAAACTTTGACGCTGAACAGCAACGACTTGCACAACATTTAATAGGATATCAAAAAAGAGAATACCTAAGCAATATTATTACTGATGACATTAGTCAATACAAGTTCTATCAAGGATTCATTCAAGATAAAGGTACAAAAAATGCATTGACAAAATTGTTCAATCCTTTAAGTACTTCTCAGAAAAACAGTTTTGAGTTTTACGAAGAGTGGGCAGTACAAGTTGGACGATATGGTGCAGTTGATAATGTAAAGCAAGTTGAATATGTTTTAGACGAAACTAAAATTAAAGAATCTCCGCAGTCTATAGAGTTGGTTGAAACATTACCTACAGACAAGTTTGACGATATATATCGTATTAGACCGTTTGAGGTCTACGATAAGCCGGAAGGGTATAATCACGCACCGTTTCCAGTAGCTACAGTTGATCCTAACTATTTAATGAGCAGCGGATATGTACACGAAGACGATGTTGAATATAAAACAGGAAAAACAGAAGATTTAGAAACAGCTGATATTAATCAACTTAGTATAGGTCAGTACATTTGGATAACTAGAACCAGTAATGATGGATGGAATGTTTATCAACTAGATGACACTATTGCTCATGTAGTGGCTGTTGCAAACACTGAAACATTTACAGATAGAAATAAGCCCATTTTTGAATTGACTTTAGACAGATGGTCAAAAAATATTTTAAATGCAGGTGACTTAATAGCTGTTAAAGGAGCAGCTAATTTTTCTCTAGCAGGTATATACTCGGTTGATTCTGTAAGTGGCCTAGCTGTAAATATTTCAGCACCAATAGATAACGAAATTCAAATTTTTGATACGCAAAATTTTCCTTTAGTAAAATTAAGACCTGTGCGTGTTGAAACCCTTAATGGATTAAATTCATTAATACAGGAGCGTGTTTATAAAGATCAAAAGGTATGGGTAGACAACTATAAAGACGGAAACTGGGCTGTTTATAAAAACAACCCTGTATACAACGAACAACAGGCATTATTAAATCCAGCCGAGTTTGACAGTAGTGAACACAACTACGGTCGTTCAATGACAGTCACTGACAATAATAATACATTGTTTGTTTCTGCACCTAATTATGGAAATGGATCTGTATACCATTATAGAAGAACACGAGATGTAAACAATCTAATACAAGATCCTGATATTATTCTACCTGATCATTTAATGGATGTAACTGAATCAAGGTTTGGTGATAGTATATCTGTTAGCCCTGATGGAGAATATCTTGCTGTAGGAATACCCCATGCAAGTTCAGTTAAAACCAAATTTACGGGAAACTTTGACTCTTCTATAACATATAACAAAAATGACATTATTAGATATAGAGAAAGTTTGTGGAAAGCTAATAGACAGATTCTGCCAACTACACTAAGTCAGCCTTTTACTACATTTGACAGTTACATAAATTTAGTTAATAATACTGATGCAGATTCTACATCAGTTAAGTTATTAGTTTCAGGAAATCCTGGATTAGAAAACAGTATTAGTTCTCACTTTTTGGTTAGGGCGCCGTTAGACATGTATCTCGGCACTTTAGCAGGAGATAGAGTTAAGTTAGCGTGGAATGTTAGAAGTTTTGCATACCCAACAGCTAATCAAAACCCGTCTGCGACAGAATTAGAAAATATCTATCCGTGGAACGGTATGCATTCAGAAGTAACAGATTATATTAATAACACACATGTAATTGATGCTAAAATTGACCACATATTATTTGTAGATACATTTGTAGGATTGCCAGTAGTTGGTGATCGTGTAACAACAGATACTGGTTCGGGAATAGTACACTATGTTGATATTAAAGATGATAGTGCAGTAATTTATATAAAAGAAACTAATGGTATTATTGATATAACTGGTGAGCTATACATTAATGATATTGATTTTATTGGTTCTTATACTGAAGAAAATACATATACTACTGCTGATAACTTAGGCGGTTTTTGGATGTTTAACCTTCCATTTAGCTATAATAATCATATGGAATGGTATGATATTGGTCGAGGACTAGTATATGTTGATGTGCTACTAGCATCAGAATCTAGAAATGAAAGTAACTATTATAATATACAAACCACTATAGCACAAATTGGTCCATATGTTTATAAAAGGAACAATGCTAGTTTTATTGGAGCATTAAGTTACCACGGCGATCCAGGCGGAATTGAAGGTGATTATTACTCAACTAAGTGGGTAGTAAGGGGAGCAAAATCCTATACTGATATTATTGGAGCATTACCTAACAACGGGTTTGGTTATCAAACTGAATTCAGAGTTTACGACTCGGATAATAGAACAGTTGATTTAGCCACAGCAGGCCTTTCTTATAGTATTACAAATAAGAATCAAACTGTGGTTGATTTGTGGGACGGCTATATTGATTTTGAATACACTCGTTTTGATTTCCAAGGTAACGTTTTTGAACCTGTTATTGGAGATATACTTCAGGATGTACAGACACCGTTTGACGAGTTCGGGGGATTAGCTTTAACGTCATATTCAACAAGTACTGCGGAAGTGGTATTTTATCAACGCAACTTTAACTTTGTTAGAGTGTATGTCAAAAATAAAACAGGCAATTGGACGAAACTCAACAACATCGGACGTATAGAAGTACGAAGAAAAGCAAATACACAAGCAAGGGGAGCAAGCGATGTTGATCGTGTGATTGGAACCATTAATGATTTCAATAACGATGTTGCACTAGGAACCAGTTTAATTGGTAAACTAATAGTATTTGAAAACATTGATGTGCTACCAATAGTAGAAAATCCGTACATTTATGACGAGGAATATTACTTCTTTACTGAGCGCACTACAGGCGGCGCAGCGCGAGACGAAAACCCTCCTAATAAACTGAATAAAGACTATACTCAGATATATCGTATTCCAGTTGACGAGTATGGCGAACCGGGACCTGCAAATGCAGGCGCAGTAGCATTGTACGAAAAGTACGGTAATGGCTCATACAGATTACATAATGTAATTTACAGTGAGCTATTTGAAGAAAATAGAAGGTTTGGTAAGCTAGTTAAACTTTTAAAACATAATGGCCAATACATTCTTCTAGCCTCGAGTATAGGAGATAGTACTCTAGAAAATTATGGATCAATAGAAATTTTTAGACACGGTTATAAAGATTCAGAAATATTTGCAGGCACATGGAACCAAGTAAACGACTATTTGAGAGATAATGTTGTTGTTTATAGAAACAATTACTATAAAGCAATGAAAGATATTTCAAACGGTACTACCAGTATATATGATACTACTGCATGGAATAATATCAGCTGGAGGCAAGGCAAAGACGAAAACTTTAGAGGTGCGTTAGATACAACATATCCTTATGCTAAAAATTCTGTAGTAAGCTACAACGGTAGTTTATTTAGAGCAAAAACAAATATTGCTGCTGGCGCATCTCTTACATTATCAAACTGGGAACTAGTAACTGGTAATTTAGATTACTTAGGAATTCTTCCTAACAGAACCGGAAACGCTTTTTACAGCGAAGATATATACCAACCGTCAACTGATTTTATTGAACAATTTGCAACTGACTTTGAAGTAAGTTCAAATGGTGCAGTTCTAGCAGTAATGTCAAAACAAATTGGGTCCGATAGTGCAGTTAATGTAAAACTTTTAGTTTACAGATTAATTGGTGAAAAATATAATTTAGATCAAGTAATAGACCTTGACAAAAATGCGGCAAAATTGTCATTAGCACCTTTGGGTAATATTATTGCAGTATCAGTTCCAGAAAATGATTCTAAAAAACGTGATCAAGGAAAGGTAGATGTTTACAGATTTACAAACGGATTATTTACACTAACACAAACTCTAACGCCGCCTCAAAATGAAGAGTCAGAAAAATTTGGAACTAGCATGTCATTTAGTAATGACAATCTAGTTGTGACTAGCCTAAATGGCGATATGAAATTACCTACAACATTTGATGTTAACAATAAAAATGAAACAACATTTGATAACGGGTTTACTTCGTTTAGAAATATTATTAGAGATACCGGAGTTGTTTATATATTTGAAGACATTGAAGATAGCTTAGTATTTGCAGAGTCTTTTAGATACGACAATAAGGTTGTTAGCTTTGGTGAGTTTTTATTAGCTAAAGGAAATCATGTATATGTTGGAATGCCACGTGTTGGGACAGACATGTTTAAAGGTACTGTCTTGGAATATAGAAAATCAAAAAATTCGTTTGCATGGCAACGAATTCGAGAACTTGTACCAGCAGCTGATCTTTCTAAAATTAAAGGAGCATTCCTTTATAACAAGCGTACCAATCAAATAATAACCTATCTAGATTATATTGATCCTATTCAGGGAAAAGTTGCTGGACCTGCTGAGCAAGAACTCACGCATAAAGTTCCATTTGATCCAGCAACATATAATGTTGGCGTATTTACTGGTGTCGATACAGATGTATTTTGGGCAGATGAACATGTTGGAGAATTATGGTGGAATATAAAAACAGCAAGATTCACATATCCATACCAGGGTGATATAAAATACCAACGAGCAAATTGGAACGAATTGCAACCGGGTGCAAGTATAGATGTATATGAATGGGTAGCTAGTGACGTTCTACCTAGCCAGTGGGATCTATTAGCAGATACTACGGACGGTGTACAACGAGGTATAAGTGGAACATCAGTCTACAACGATAGTCTTTACAGTCAAAAGTTTTTATACAATGAAGAAACAAAGACTTTTGCAAACAAATACTATTTTTGGGTAGAGCGTAAATTAACAGTACCTAATGTCGAAAATAGAAAATTGAGTGCATTTGATGTTGCAAGATTAATTGCGCAACCGCGCCAACAAGGATATAGATTTATTAGTTTCTTATCAAAAGATAGATTTCTTCTTAACAACTGCGAAAGTTTAATTTATAATACTGATGTGGTTTTAAACATTAAGTACTCAACGTTTGATGACAAAGAAAGAAATGCTCACAGTGCATACCAAATACTATCAGAAGGTTTAGAATCAAGTGTTATACATCCCGACATAGAACGTAAATGGTGGGATAGTTTAGTAGGTTATGATGAACAGGGGAGGACAGTTCCTGGAGAACATTTAACAGTTAAACAAAAATACGGAGTACAAAATAGACCAAGACAGAGTATGTTTGTGAACCGTACAGAAGCGTTAAAGCAATACGTAGAAAGAGTAAACCGTGTATGTAAAGATAATATTTTAGTTGACTCTTATGACTTAACGTTGCTAAATGATAAAGAACCGTTGCCATATGAGGCGAGCGGCTTATATGATGTTACTGTAGATACATTTGACGAGTTAAAATTTGTAAGCACAAACAAAATTGAACAAGCAGCACTAACACCAATTGTACAAAACGGAAAAATCGTTCGTGTAGATATAGATAATCCTGGTCGAGGTTATAAAATAGCACCGTCTTATACTTTAGTTGGTGCTGGTACAGACGCTGAATTTAAATTAACTATTAATAATATTGGACAAGTTACTGACGTTAAAGTGTTAAGTACTGGGTCTGGCTATGGTTCTAATACTAAGATATTTGTAAGACGTTATAGTACATTAGTAACTAGTGATATCTCAATTAACGGAAAATGGTCAATTTACAGTTGGAATAACACTTCAAAATTATGGGAAAGAACAAGCGTACAAGATTATAATGTTTCTGCTTACTGGAATTACCTTGATTGGTACGCTACTGGATATAACAGTCTTACACCTATTACGTTTGAAGTAGAGCAAACTAGTGATGTACCTGCATTGCCAATTAATGTTGGAGACATAGTTAAAATTAATTCAGTTGGCTCTGGTGGTTGGTTATTGCTAGAAAAAATAGCCAACGAATCTACAGAAGATTTCACTGTTAATTTTAAAACAATTGGTAGAGAAAACGGAACTATTGAATTTAAAGACACATTATATAATTACGAAAAAAGCTACGTAGGGTTTGATAATAGAACCTTTGACGTTAGTTCATATGATAATAACCCAATAACAGAGTTAAGAATTATTCTTAACCTAGTTAAAAATAAGTTGTTTGTTGGTGAATTAAAGGTAGAATATAATAAGTTGTTCTTTGCTAGTTTAAGATATGTTCTTCATGAACAAAATTATGTTGATTGGATGTTTAAAACCAGCTTTATTAAGATCAAACATAATGTAGGAACATTAGAACAAGACATTACATTTAATACTGATACATTACCAAGCTACAAGTCATATGTTGAAGAAGTAAAGCCTTACAAGAGTGTTATTAGGGAGTTCGTTAGTGCATACGACACAGTTGATAATACTAATAGTGTTATAAGCGACTTTGATGTGCCACCTTATTATAATACTTTAAAGAAGGAAATTACCCCAGTTGAGGCAGTATTGATTGGAAATAATATTGTTTCTGATGATAATGTTTTACAACAATATCCAAGAAAAAATTGGCTTGATAATCATGGATATGAAGTAGTAGATATACAAGTTAAAGACGGCGGCTCTGGATTTACTACTAAGCCTATAGTTAAAATTACTGGCGGCGGCGGATCCGGCGCAACAGCTGAGGCATATTTAGGATATGGAAAAATAACCAGAATTAAAGTTACTAATACTGGGTCTGGTTATATAAAATCTCCTACAATTACAATTGAAGGTTCACAAGTTAACGGAAGCCCGGCCAAGGTCAGTGCAGTACTTGGCAATGGCGTTGTTCGTACTCCGACAATTAAAATTAAATTTGACAGAGTTTCCGGAACATATTTTATTAGTACGTTATTGACCACTGAAATCTTTACAGGAACAGCATTGACCACAACCTTTAATTTAGAATGGCCAATAGATACTATACCTTCTAAAATAAAAGTTTTTATAAACAATGTTGAACAACTGAGAAGTACATATACCTATAAAAATATATCTAATATGACAGTTGGGTATCAAAGACTGCAAGGACAGCTAAAATTTAACAATCCACCAGCTAACGGATCAGTTATTAAAATTGAATACTACAAGCCGTTGTCAATGCTGACAGCAGCTGATAGAATTAAATTGTCTGAGATAGATAACATGCTAGGAAAAACCTTAGCATATCTAATGGATGGCATTGATTACGGCGGCGTTGAAGTAACAAGTTTTGACTTTGGAACTGAGGCTGGATGGGATACAAAAGGATGGTATGTTGATACTTGGGATGTGTTCGATAATACATATGAAGATGAAGTGTTTACATTTGATCAATCGACGCTTGCTGTTGAACTGTCTGCACCTTTAGAAACTGGTATGATTTATAACCTGTATTTAAAACGTGCAGGAACTACTACACCGATAAGAATTGACGATCCAAATTTTGGAAACAATAATCAAGGTAACCCAAACGCATTAATGCCAAGCATTTTGGGAGACGGTGTAACAACAGTTATTAATTTAGGAGATTATGACTTCTTTGCAAACGACGGAGATGTTTTAATTGTTAGGAAGCATACTAGCGATGGTTCATTTATTCCTGATCCTGAAAGTTACGACACTGAACTAATTGGTGGCGATCTTCCGTATGCTACTGCTAAGGGAATTCGCGCTGAAGAAATAATTGTTGATGGTGATGGGTTTGTAACACCAACAACAAGCAAAGGTCCAGAAGAATTAGTTCCAGGACAAGTATTAGATTCATTAGATATTAAAGTTTACACCAGAGATACTATTGGCCAAGGATTAATTACCTGTCAGAATTATATAATGAATTCAGCCGTTGATACTTATAGTTTAGGAGTAGTTCCCGGAACAACTGCATCAGTATTTGTTAAACTCGACAATATTTTACTAGCTGACGACGAATATACAATTGATTGGGATGAACTTACAGTAACTATTCACAATCCAGTTGAAGGTGTTGAACTGAATATTATAGCAGTTGAAAGAGGCGGCCAGGGAATTCTTGATTACGGAAAAATAGTTATTGACAACAGTGTTGAAGAGGTAGTTATACCAAGAACATATATTGCAGGTGAAACACTATTTGTAACTGTTAATGGTGTAAGGAACGAAATAACTTCTGTTGCCGATGAAACTACAGGACATCATTTAATAACTTTTGATAGATATTTAGAAGTTGGAGATGTAGTACATTGGACAGTATTCCGATATGACGGCAATGAAATAAACTATAGCCAAATTACTAAAGATGCGTTTACAGGTGACGGCAACACTACTGCATTTGTACTATCTGAGGTGCCATTCTACGCTGAACCAACTGCGTATAATGTACTTGTTAAAGTTGGTAATAGAATACTCTACCCAGGTTATAATATACAGTACACAATACCTGAAAATAGACAGAGAGAATTTACTTTGGAATCTTTCCAACAACCTGGAAATGCACTAACTACCGAAGATGTTAATGTTTATATTAACGGAGAAAAAATAGAACCGCCTGTGCAATGGCGTTTTGATATTTTTAATAGTAGTATTGTGCTAGCTGATGCATACGGAAATGTTGGAGACACAGTTGACATATACGTTATTACTGACGGTGAGTATTCAATTAATGGTACAACTTTAATTCTTAATAATGCTCCGGCAGATGGGGAAAGTGTTGAAATCTTTAAATATAGTAACCATAATATAGTTGGTATGGAAAGAATTAACTATGATGTTGTTTCTAGAGTTGCAGTTTTAACAAGCGACGTTGAACAAGTAACATTCCAACGTTTAACTGTTGGCGAAATTACTCTTAGAAATCCAGCAGTCGATGTCCAGTATGTTTGGGTAAGTGTTAACGGAGAACTATTATCGCCAAGCGTAGACTACTATCTAACTGATAACAAAACAAAAGTTAGATTAGTTAGACAGCCACATGCTGACGACACTATTGACATTATACATTTTTCAAAGTATTCGTCAACTCCTCGTTTTGCGTACAGACAGTTTAAAGATATTCTAAACAGGACTCACTTTAAGAGACTAGATTCTCCGGCTACTGTTCTTGCAGCTCCGTTGCTGGAAACTGATTTACGAATTGAATTGCAAAATGCTAACTCGTTGCCAGAACCTAATAGAGGAGCAAGACAACCAGGAGTAATTTTTATAGACGGTGAGCGCATTGAGTATTTTATGAAAGAAGGAAATACATTGCGTTTGTTGCGTCGAGGCACATTAGGTACCGGAACAAAAGCACGTTATGATATAGGAACAGATGTATACGATCAGTCTGCTAAGAAAACAGTACCATATAAAGATGTGACTCAAGTGCAGAAAATTATTGCTCCTGGCAATATCAGTACTTTTGAGCTTAATTTTAAAGCTCAAAGTGTAGACGAATTTGAAATTTTTGTTGCAGGTAAGAGACTAAGAAAAACTGCAATCTCAGTGTTTGATCCGTCTATTGCATTAGATAGTCCCAAAGGCGATGTAGTTACTCCTGCAGAGTTTACAGTAAGTACAGATATAGATGAAGTTACAGGTAAAATTTTAACAAGTTATGTAAATCTCTTAGAGGCACCATTAGAAGGACAACATATAGTTATTACCCGTAAGATGGGTAAAACTTGGACAGAAAATGGGGTTCCTCTTGCTGAAACGCAAACAGATATAGGGTTTTTCTTGAGAGCAGGAACAACCAAGCTACCCGAATAAATACAGTATGGAAAAGGAATGAGTGGAATTATGCAAGATCAAAACGGAGTACTAATACAAGGGCATATTAAAATATTTGACCCTGTATCAAAAGAAGTATACGTTAATAAACGTAACGCCATACATTACGAAAATATGAGTATAGCACTAGCTGAAAGTTTAAGTAATGCAGGGCAAGGGTTTATTTACGAAATGAGTTTTGGGAATGGCGGAACGTCAGTAGATCCAACTGGCATTATTTCCTACTTAACACCTAACTCAACGGGAACTAATGCAAGTTTGTATAATCAAACCTATACAAAGATTGTTGATGACAGAAGTGTTAACAACACAGATCCTGCACGTAACTTTATTGAAACCCGTCATGTAACCGGTACTAGCTATACTGATGTAGTGGTAAGCTGTTTACTAGATTACGGAGAACCAAACGGACAGGATGCGTTTGACACAGCGTCGGATACAAATAATTCGTATGTGTTTGACGAATTGGGTTTGAGAAGTTTTTCTAGTTCGGGAACAGGACGATTAATTACTCATGTCATTTTCCACCCTGTACAAAAATCCTTAAACCGATTAATACAAATAGACTATACTGTTCGTGTACAAAGTTTATCAGGTAGCGGGGTATAACAATGGCATACGAAGTAAATTATACTGACAATGTAAACAAGGGTGTTATTGTTGTTGAAGACGGTGCAATAAACACAGAAACTTCGTTGTCCTTTCCGGGCAGATCGAGTACCGCGTATGGACAGATTATAGCAGAAAATTTCTTACATTTATTAGAAAATTTTGCTAATACTACTGCTCCATTAAGACCTGTTGAAGGACAGTTATGGTACGATAACACAGACGGTGTTGATCAGCTAAAAGTTTACGATGGAACTACTTGGGTAGCTGCCGGTGGCCTTAAAAAAGCAACGTCACAACCCGCAGTTTCAAATTCTGTAGCTGGAGATTTATGGGTTAACACTGATAGTCAACAACTGTATTTGTTTACAGGAACGTCGTGGCTACTAGTTGGTCCTAGCTTTTCGGATGGTTTGCTGACAGGTGCTCAATCTGAAGCTATTGTTGGAACCGACGATAACACGTATAGTGTATTAATTATTAAAGTTGAAGATAAACCAGTTGCAATTATTAGTACACAGGAATTTATTCCTAAAAGTGCTATTCCAGGATTTAGAACAGGTATCAAGGCAGGTTTTAATATATCATCAACACCAATTATTGGTACTCAGTACCTAAAGTACTATGGGACAGCAGAAAAAGCTGAAGCACTAGTAATAGGTACAGAGCCAATTGCTGCTAGCAACTTTTTACGTGGTGATGTAGTATCGACTACTAGTTATCCGTTAAAAGTAAAGGCTAATGATGGTTTAGTGGTAGGCACAGGTGAACAGATAAACCTAAAACTAGTAGGAGAGGCTGGCGTTATTCAACATAATACCCCTGGTGCTAATTTTGATTTCGTGCTGCGTGAGGGCAGCACAAACTATACCGTTATGCGTATAGACAGTACACAAAAAGTTGGTATTAACAACACCGCTCCAGATGAAGATCTTGACGTGGTTGGTAATGTGCAGATTAGTTCAAAACCAACTGATTCAACTACTGGTGTTTTAAAAATAGAAAGCACGATTGAGTCTGATGATATTAATGCAGGTTCATTAATTGTAAAAGGCGGTGTCGGCATTGCTTTAAATGTAAACATTGGAGGCAATGTAGATGTTGGCGGCATTATTACAACAGGGAATATTGTTCCAGATGGAAACAGTGTACGTAATATAGGAAACGCTTCGACAAAATATGATCAAGTTTATGCAACAACGTTTTATGGAAATTTACAAGGAAATGTAAGCGGTACAGTAACTGGTCGTGCTGGAAGTGCAGACAAACTAGCAAGTGCTACAACATTTGGTATTAATGGTGATGTTGAAGCAAATAGTTTTGCTTTCGATGGACAGTCCGGTGGCTCAATTAAAACGTTTGATGTTAGGATTAGAAACAGTTTTATTTCAAATAAAGACGTTGTATATGATGTTGATAACGCTGATGAAATATTAGTTAACAAAGTTATTGGTGAAACAGGACTCTATAGAGTTACAAAAAGAAACCTATTAAAATCAATTCCGCTAATTCCGGCTGGAGCAATTATGCCATTTGGCGGCATAGAAGCACCTGCAGGATGGTTATTATGTGACGGGTCTGAAGTTAGAAAATCTGATTACACAATTTTGTGGGAATCAATTGGGTTTAACTTTAGAGATGCTTCACTAATTAGTGACGGCGGCGTAAACTTTTTCTGTTTACCAGACCTAAGAGGAAGATTTGCTCTTGGTGCTGATAATATGGGAGGACCTAGTGCAAACAGAGTAACTAGTTCAGCAGCTGATGCAGTAGGTAACAGTTCGGGTGAAGAAACAAAGACGATTGGTCTTGACAATTTACCGGAACATGAACACGATTTAGAAGGTCCAAGTGGTACACAGTATTATGCTATGCGAGTTGGAAGCGGTGAACCGCTTGACGAACAGGCTATTAATCTACCAATTGAACCAGGACTAGGTGGGACACAAGGTCTTGCATCAAGTGGAGGTATTTCAACAGCTACTGAGTTGGGTGCTCCTTTAGATGTTATGAATCCTTACTTAGTAGTTAATTACATAATTTATACTGGACAATAAGATGGCGTATCAATTAAACAGAACAAACGGAACAATTTTAACAGAGCTAATTGATGGTCAGATTGATATACAAAGCACTAACCTTACCCTAGTAGGCAGAAACTACTCTGGATACGGTGAAGCCTTTAATGAAAATTTCATCAGACTGTTAGAAAACTTTGCTAATACCGCTGCTCCAAGCAACCCATTAACGGGTCAAATATGGTGGGATACTAGTGAAGAACGTTTGAAAGTTTATGATGGTACGATATGGAAAGCTAGTGGAGGTCCATACGTACAAGACAGTCGTCCTCAAATGGTTGCAGGCGATTTATGGATAGATAACTTAAACAACCAAGTTTATGCATACGACGGCGCTGACACTATTTTAATTGGTCCAGGTTATACACAGTCTCAAGGCAAAAGCGGATTTGAAGTTGTTAGTATATTAGATAATCAAAGTCGTTCTCGTACAATAGCAAAGTTTAATATTGGCGGAACACTAGTAGGAGTATTTAGTGCTGTACAATTTACACCAATCTATGCTGCTCGTATTACTGATTTAGTAACTGACGATAACCCAACAGGAATTATTTATGAAGGGTTTAATATAGTAAATTCTGCTACATTTAAATTCCACGGAATCGCTAACAGCTCTAATGCACTAGTAACCAATGCTGGAGAAATTAGAACTGCTGACCAGTTTTTACCTTCCGACTCAAACGGTATTACAGTTGGTACATTAACAATTCAAAACTCCGGCGGTTTAACAATAGGAACTTCGCAGAATAACGTACAAAAAGTTGTTGGTCCTCGTTTCTATATTGAAAACCAGCTTAGAGATCATGATATAAGTTTGCGTGTTAGATCTACCGTTTACGAATCTCTTATTGTAGATGCGCTTTATATAGATGCAAGCGAAGCTAGGATAGGTATTTTTACAACTAATAGGCTTCCAGAATACACTCTTGATGTTGAAGGCGATTTACGAGTAACCGGAAATCTTTTAGTTGAAGGTGATACAACTACTATAGAAGTGGGCGTGTTAAGAGTTGAAGATAAAAATATTGAGCTTGGATCACTTAACGATAGTTCAATAGGCGGAAATTCAGCAATAGACGACGGCGGCGTAATATTACTATCAAGCGACGGTAATAAGACGATTTTATGGAAAGAAGCAACACAGTCTTGGAAATTTAACCAAAATATTGATCTAGTAACAGACGATACATATTTAAAATATTATGCCATTCAAGGTGTTCCTAAATTAACAGAAGATTCGTTAATGAACGTCTTGTTTGCAACTGACTTAATTCAGGTTGGTCAGCTACAATTTTTAGATGTTGATCAAATTAATATCAACGACACTACAATTAAAGCAGGCACTGCTGTAGCACTAGGTGATGATAATGATAACTTGTTACCTTTAAATCTAATTTCAACAGCAGAAATTAATATTACAGCATCTGGGGCAATTACACTTGTAAATCCACAACAAATTAAAAATGTTACAGATCCGGTTGATGATCAGGACGCTGCAACTAAATTTTATGTAGACAGAGAAATTCTTACTACTCCAATTACGTTCAGCTTAGATGTTACTGGTCTAGGATCAGGAACTGCATTAGAAAATGCAGTAGCAGGTTATTTGAACGATTTATACCCTGCTACCTCTGAAAACAGTGGAAAAATTGCAAGAATACACACAACTTCATACGCAGGAGCAACTGTAAGTGGCATCACTGTATCAGTATCTGAATATCCTGATACGACTGGTGTTTTGGTTAAGTCTAAAATTGGGGTAGATGCAAACGGCACACTAAATGAATCAGTAGTTGAAGATATAGTTTTTTCTAATACAGCATCAGGTGTTGCTGTATTAGCGCCTTCGAGGGCATTAATGGTATATGAAAGTAGCGGTTCTAGCTGGGTTTATCAGCCTTTAGACTCAATTGCAGTATATCCGTAAAATGCGATAAATAACTTAAAGCACTATTAGGGGTTAAACAAAAATGGCTTATCAAATTGATAGATATAATAATACAACTTTAACAATAGTTGAAGATGGTACCGTAGATCAAACCACAGACCTTAAATTTATAGGTAAAAACTATGCTGGTTACGGTGAAATTCAAAACGAAAACTTTCTGTTTTTGCTAGAAAACTTTAGTGGAGCCAATGCTCCGCCTAGAGCACTTAGCGGACAGTTGTGGTTTGATAGTGCAAATAGCAAACTAAAGTTTTATGATGGTACTCGATGGAGAACAACAGGTGGCTCTTCAGTACAAACACTAGAACCAACTGGTTTAACTGATGGCGATTTTTGGTGGGATAGTGCAAATGATCAGCTTTATGTATACAATGGTGCAAATTATGTACTAATTGGTCCTCAAAACGCCGGCGAAGGCGTAACACAAATGATAAGTCTTGAGGTACTAGACAATACTGGAACTACAAGAAGTATTATAGCATCAACTATTGAAGACGAAGTTATATCCGTCATTAGTCCTTTAGAGTTTACCCTTAGCTCAAATGAGGTACTGTATGGACAGGGATTTGATAGAATTAAGAAAGGTGTTACACTTGTTTGGACTAGAGCCAGCGATAACGGCATAACTAACTCAGCTGGATCGTCAGGTAAAGATTTTCGTTTTTGGGGAACTGCATCTAATGCAGACAAACTAGGCGGCCTTGATGCATCAAACTATATTACTACACAAACCGGCGTTCCGACTGTGTTTACTACTTTAGTACAGTTTCCAGATAACGGAGTTTCTGTAGGTGATTCATTAGATTTTAAATTTTATGTTGAAAACGGTGACGAAGGCATTATTGAAAATCAAACTGGTATTGGCAGTGAGGTTAAATTTAAGACAACAGATCAAGTAGGAACTGTTGTCCATTCTATAACAGTTAACCATACTGGGCTAGTTCCTGCTGCTGATAACACATTTAGTATAGGTACTGAAAGCCTTAGATTCGGTACTATAAATGCTGTTACTTTTACAGGTACATCTAATAAAGCAGAGTCGTTAAGAGTAGACTCTAACTACAGAACTGCAAGTGTTAGTGCAAATGCAAATACCATAGTATGTAGAACTACATCTGGAGATATTGCAGCAAACTTGTTTCAAGGTATTGCTACACAAGCACGTTATGCTGACTTAGCTGAAAAGTATCTCACAGACCAAGATTATCCAGTTGGTACAGTTGTCGCGGTAGGCGGTGAAGCAGAAGTTAGAGCAGCGAAAGTAAGTGACCTAGCAGTTGGTGTTATAAGTGACAAGCCTGCATATTTAATGAATGCAGAGGCCGACGGACAAGCTGTTGCTCTAAAAGGTAGAGTGCCAGTAAGAATTTCTGGTCCTGTTTCAAAAGGAATGCCAGTATATGCTTGGCAAGACGGTGTTGCTTCAACTATAGCATCGAACGGCTTAGTTGGCATTGCACTTGAGACAAATAACGAGGAAAGCGAGAAGTTAGTTGAATGCGTATTAAAGGTCTAAGGAACAAGCATGGCAGACGTAAGTGCAGAACGACTTAATAATCTACAAGGTAGATTAGCACTAATACTCGGAAATGGTGCAGGTCAAAACGGATACGGTCAAACTTTAGAAAGTTATCCTGTTTCTAAGACAGATGGTAGCGTTATCCGAGCGGCTGACATTAATGCAATTTATGCTGACATGGTTAAAGTTAGAATACACCAAATAGGTACAAGTCCAACAGAAATTGCCGAACTAGTATCAAATCTAAATATTATTGCAGAAGAAACTAGTTTTTACATAAATGAACAAGGTATTAGCGTAACTGACGAGTACGGTGAGCTAAAAGGTATTTTAGATTACGAAGAATTGATGTCAGTAATTGAAGCTAATAAAATGTTAGCAGCGAGTTCTCAGGTTACATTAGAGTCAGGAATAACTAGTTCACGAACAGCTCAATGGAACGGACTAATAACTCATGAATTTACAGTTAATTTTACAAATGGTGATCATAGACGGCACTTTTTTAACTCAGGCGGCTCTATAAGAATTTCTGGTTCTAATAGCGGCGCCAATGGAGAAAAGGGAAAAGACTGGAATCAGCTATTACTTAGAACAGGCGGAGTTACATTTAACTGGAATTCAACGGTGCCTGGAAATGAAGGCTCTGGCTCTCAAATAGGAAACTATGCATTAACTTCCTCTTATCAAGAAATTTATAGGAAGCAAGGCTCTTCTATTGGCTCTACCTATTCTCAGCTTTATGGAAACAACCTTTATACTATCGAAGCTAGATCAGCAAGCACTAGTTCTATACAGTTTAAAGTAAAATTCAATGATCTTTCAACAGATTATAATCCCAGTGTTGACAATAACGTTGATGGAAGACTGTATAGTGTAGTACAACATACTAGAGCAGCTGGTTCTTCTACTGTTGACGTTCTTGCTCCTACTTACACAAATAACGTATCTCTTTCTTAAGAGATGCGGTCTTTAGAGTTAATAAATACTCTTAGGAGAGGAGTAAACTATGCCAACAACGGTTACTGCAAGTAGATTCAATGCAATAAAAACTCGCATACAATCTGTTCTTGGCGCATCTACGACCGTTAGTCCAACCTTTGGTTACGGTCAAACAGTTAATACTCCTACAGTTGTCGGTAACTATAATACTAATACATCTAGTACAAGTAAAATTGACGATCAGCAGTACCGAAATTTATATATTGATTTAGCTAGAGCAAGAATACATCAAGTTGGATCATCGGCTTTTTCACAAACACCGTTTGTTGTAGGCGACTTTGAAACTAATACTACAAATACTGATGTAGTTGAAGAAGCATATATTCTAGGTCTTGAAAGTTTAATGACACAAATAGAAACTGATAGATTTTTAATACATGAATCTACGCAAGGTTCATTAGAAACTTTAAAAAATAGTGCTGGTTTTTCGCTACAAGGTTCTCGACTACAGTCTTCTAGCGGTACATGGAACAGGACTCTTTCTTATATTTTTACAGTAACATTTGCTGATGCAACATCTAGAAGAAACTTTTTTAATGCTGGCGGCCAAATTAGAATATCGGGTAATAGAGTAGCTACAACTTCTAGTAATTCTAAGTCGCTGGACTGGTCTAGCCTATTCAGTTCTGTGGGTAAAGTATCGTTTGCAGCAAACTCTGTATATAGCACAAATAGTTTTGGTTCTGGGTCAGTTTATGGTAATTACGATTTGATAAGCTCTTATAGAACAATATATACAGGAACATCTAGTGTCTATTCTGGAAACTATTTTAGAGTATATGCGCTAGAAAACTCAGCAACAGAGATACAATTTCGAGTATATTTTGCGGACGTACATAGTGAAAATATAGACGAACCTATATACGGTGATTTTTATGTTAATGTTGAGCTTCTTCGCCCTGAAGGAACAGCAACAGTAAATGGAGTGTCAACTAATACTGTTACTATTTCAACTCCTCCTGTCGGTTCAGCAGTAACCAATCTCATTCAAATTTAACTTGACTTCTTTGTCATTGGTGCTATAATTTAAGCATAGTCGGATCTTCCTGTTCTCACGGAAGCACTTGCATATATAAAATAAACATACAGGAGTTTTATATGGACGAACGCTTAGAAAAAGCTTTAAAGTTTAGCAATTTTATGGTAACGCTAAACAATCAAAAACGTATGCTTAAAGAAAAATATTATGAAGACTTGTTATATTTTTCAAATGGATGTCAGTTTTCTGTAACAAAGGAATTAATCACATTTGTTGGACTGTTAATTGACAAAGGCAACGATACAGATATTGTACTTACTGACGATAACGATATCCCTGCTAAGATTTCCGATCTAACCAAATTTTATGATAACATTCTAGACTTATACTTTAGTGCAGCCAATGAGTATTTTACAAATTACGAAAAATTAAAACAAAGTAGGAAAATAGAGTCGCTGGTAGATTATGACGAAGCAAACTAAAGGCGTAATTGTTTTTGCTCGCAATAACGGTCAGCTTGATTACGTTAAGCAGGCAGTGTTTTTTGCTAAACGAGTAAAAGAATATCTAGGATTACCGGTATCTATAATTACAGACAGTACTGACTATCTAGTATCTAGTTTTGACTTTAGTTTATTTGATAAAATAATTACAGTTGACTACCAAGAAACACGTAATAATAGAGCATACTTTGACGGATCTTTATATCATAAAACAGCCCCATTCAAAAACGATATGCGTGACGGAGTATACGATATGTCTCCATATGACGAAACGTTGCTAATGGATGTTGACTATATTGTATCTAACAACACTCTATTAAAATGTTTTGACTCTCAGCACAATTTAATGTTGTACAAAGAGTCAAGCGATATTTCAGATTGGCGTGACGCTAGAGAATTTAATTATATAAGCGATTATACTGTTGACTTTTATTGGGCTACAGTAGTATTTTTTAGAAAAACTCCTGAAAATGAAGTGTTTTTTAGCCTAGTTAAACATATTAAAGAAAATTGGCATCATTATAGACGAGTTTACCAAATTAAATCAGGATTGTTTAGAAATGATTTTGCATTTAGCATTGCTGTTCATATCATGAATGGCTTTAACAAAGGTACATTTGTTGCTCCTTTACCAGGCAAGCATTATTATTCATCTGACAGGGATGTCTTACAAAATATTGACGGAGATAAAATAGTTTTGTTAGTAGAAAAAAAAGACTATCTCGGAGAATACACACTAATAAAAGCCAATAAACAGAATATCCATATTATGAACAAATTTAGTCTAGAGCGTATAATTGACAAGTTAGGAGCAAGCAATGGATAAAACTAGAGGTGTAGTAGTACTTGCTCAAAACACCGATGAACATGATTATGTTCTACAAGCCTGTTTGCTAGCAATGAGTCTAAAAGTTACAAATCCAACTACGCTTATAAGCGTTGTAACAAATAACACAGTTAACGAAGAATACATAAATTTGTTTGACCAAATTATTCCAATACCGTTTGAAGATGATGCAGCTGATAGCAATTGGAAAATTGAAAATAGATGGAAAATCTATTATGCAAGCCCGTATGATCAAACCTTAGTTCTTGATACAGATATGCTAGTGCTACAAGATATATCTAGTTGGTGGAAATTCCTATCAAATTATGAATTATTTTTCACTAGTAAAGTTTTTACCTATAGAAACGAAGAGATATCTAGCGATTATTATCGAAAGACATTTACAGCAAACAACTTGCCTAACTTATACAGTGGTCTTCATTACTTTGAAAAGAGTAAATTTGCAATTGAATTTTACAAATGGCTAGAACTAGTAATGCAAAACTGGCAATTGTTTTACGGATCTTATGCAAAGGAATTTTATCCTAAACGTCCTAGTATTGACGTGAGCGCAGCAATTGTAGCTAAACTTTTAGACTGCGATGCTAAGATTACTAACAAGATTAGTAGTTTTCCAACATTTACTCATATGAAACCATATGTTCAAAATTGGTCTGAACCTAGGAACCGATGGCAAGATTGCGTTGGTACTTACATAACTAGAGATTGTAAAATCAAAATAGGAAACTACGAGCAGCTTGGAATATTACATTATACGGAAAACGATTTTGTAACACCTGAAATAATTGAACGTTATAGGAATTATTTAAATGTCTAATTTTCAAAACTTTTTAAAAAGTTTAAATGTAAACATTGATGTTGATATTGAAACTTCTTATGTTGTTTTTGATAAAGAACTAGGAACTGTTGATAGAATATCTAATGTTAAGCCATTAGTTTTAGAAGATACTCAAGACGTACTAGAAGTAAAGCATGACGAAGTTGCTAGTATTCTTGAAGGTAAAAGTAATACTAATGAGTTTTTAGTTGCATATGATGTTGTTTTAAAACAACTAGTACTGAAAAAACTCAGCATAGAAGATGAATTAGAATCAATTGAATCACAACTATATAGATTACCTGTATATAGAAGTAGTTCTAGGTCAGAAAGACGTACATTACTTTTTGAAAACATCTATGACGGTGTTAATGTTTATATTTGGTCTCCTTTACGTAGTTACAAGAAGGATGACATTATTTGGTATCAGGGCAATGTTTATATTGTGCAATCAGATATGGAGTCTGCAGACGAATTAGATTTAGAAAAAGTAACTTTGTACATATCTGATGTATTTCTATCTGATGTAGAAACAAATGTAGACATTCAGATTGTAAATAAAAATTTTAAACCTATCTACGAAGGAATACATGTAGATGTCTGGTATGATGAATTAGATCATTTATCCGGACAACACGTATGGATTAATAACAGTGTATATAGACTACTGTTAGACCAAGAGGCAGGAACACCGTTTAATATTGAGAATGCAGAACTAGTTGTGTCTAATATACAGCTATACGACGATGAAAATAAGTACTTAAAATTTACTGAAAAACTCCAAAACGGAAACAAGGTTTTAAAATTTAATAAAATGTTTATGTATAGTAGTGAGGTTTCATTACTGGCAGAAAATTCTGCGATAGTGTTTTACCTTGATGATCAGACACCTTGCTATTTTGATGAACCTTCAAAAATGTTAGCAACCTTAGCTATTAGCTCTCACAATATAAATGAAGAACCACAAGCAACCTTTACTAGTGTAAAAACAAAAGTCGATGTGTACGATCCGTTAACACTTGAATCTGGTTCTAAGGTATTGATAGGAAAATCATTATCGTTGGTCAGATCAAAAGAAGTCTTTGACAGCGATATAAATCTTGTTCAGAATAATGCAAAAGGTTCATGGAACATTTATTTAGGTAAAAAAACAGCAAAAGCACTACAGAATACTAATTGGATAGGTATAGACACTATGTATTTTAGTGTAACATCTAAATTTGATCCAAACGTTCTTTATCGTACACTTGAATTTTCATTAAATGATTTAGTTGCTGGTGCAGAGTATGTGTTTCCGTTCAAGTATGCATGGGAACATTCTAAAGAAGATATTAGCGTTTATGCAACAAAATATTTTGAAACTTATGCACATGAGATTGTAGAATGACAAAATTTAAAGTTATTGATTATGATATCATCTATCTCAGCTATGATGAACCAAACGCTGAAAAAAACTACGCAGACTTGTGTAAAAAAATTCCATGGGCTAAACGTGTACATGGTGTTAAAGGTAGCGACGAAGCGCACAAGGCTTGTGCTAGATTAAGTGAAACAGATCGTTTTATTACTGTAGACGGAGATAATGTCGTCCGCGCCGAATTTTTAAATCAAGAAATTGATTTCAACGAACATGCAGGCCTCGATAACGCTGTTATTAGTTGGTGTGGAAGAAATGCAATAAACGGTTTGATGTATGGCAATGGCGGCTTAAAATGTTGGCCAAAATCTTATGTGCTTAATATGAGAACACATGAGGCAGCTGATCCTAAAAATAAACAAGCTCAGGTAGATTTTTGCTGGGACGCACATTATATACAGATGAACAGTTGTTGGTCTGATGTTTACAATAATGCGACACCTGCACAAGCATGGAGAGCAGGGTTTAGAGAAGGTGTTAAATTGTCTTTAGATAGGGGAGTAAAACCTAGTAAAGAAAATTTTTTAAAAAATCATTGGCGCTGTTTACATTGGTTGTATATTTGGACTATGGTTGGCTCTGATGTAGAAAATGGTATATGGGCTATCCTTGGCGCAAGAGAAGGAATTTATAAAACAATGTTAACTGATTGGGACTATGTTAATGTACGAGATTTTTCTTACCTTGACGGAATGTGGGCTGAAGAATTTAAAAACATGAACGACACTACAGTTCGAGAAAGAACATCAGAACTAGGAAAAATTTTAGTTAAAGATTTAGAATTACCTATAGGCGAAATGCTAACCCCTGAGCAGAGTATTTTTTTTAAGACAGTATATGAACAACCTGCAAGAACTGATCATCAGCGATTTATTGAAAAGTTAGGACAATAAATGCAAATTCCTTTATATACAAGATTAGACGGCGACCCAAAGTATAAATTCTGTTGTGGGTTCCCTCTTGAAAACTTAACTGATCAATATTTTGTAAAAACAGATGACCCTACAGGGTACTTTGGTTTATATGGCGATCCTTTCAAAGTTGTTTTTAAAGAGTACTCTAATGATAAAAAATACTATTTTCCTATAATTGTAAGTTTTGAACATTCTTTAGAAATTATAAAAAATATACAAATACCTAAGAATGTTGAACAAGACATTTTAAATAATAATTGCAAAATTTTTGTTACTAACCCATTTGAAGGATGGAGTTGGGATTTCTGGATAGAAGTAGCGGATGTTATTATTGCAAATAATACTTGGCTTACTTTAGATAAGTTTGTATTTTCTTGCGCAAACGTGCATCCTATAGATGAAATACAGACAGTCTATTATAGTTTTTGGGAGAGACAGCCTAGATATGAAAATTTATCTTTCTTCCAAGAAAAGGCACATGTAGAAAAGATTGGTCCGCGTGTTTCGAGGCCTCACAAGTTTATCTGTTTAAATAGGCGCCCACATGCAGGAAGACTGGCATTAGTATCAGAACTATTTGATTATAAAGATCAAGGACTATTGAGTCTTGGACGAAGTGGTCAAATGTATAAAGGATATTATGAAGAACAAGAAGAATTGTTTATGAAAGGGTATCCTACATCATTTGACAAGTATATTGAAAAAGATATAAGATCTCATATACCTTTACGTATTAATGATGGAAGAAATCCTGAGTTTGAAAATCCTGTTCATGACTGGGCTACCGAAAAGTTTTTTGACAGTTATTTACACATATGTCCTGAAACCTATCAATATACTTGTAAAAACAGAACATTTTTCAGTGAGAAAATTTTTAAACCTATCATGTTCTTACAGCCTTTTGTAATTGTAGGAGAACCGTATGCATTACGTGCATTAAAAAATATGGGATACAAAACTTTTAGTAATTGGATTGACGAAAGTTATGACGGCATTGAAAACAATGATATGAGATTACGTGCAGCGGTAAGAGCATCTATAGAATTTTTTACAAAGCCTGAAGAAGAATTAAAAGATATTATTTCTGATATGTCTCATGTGTTGAGTCATAATTCATCTATGCTTGTTTATAGATCTCTTATGATTGATTTTGAATTAAAAGAATCACTATGGAGATTCTTAAATGACTAGACTGGTTACCTTTGGATGTTCATATCCCTATGGTCACGGGTTAAAAGACTGTTACAATTCTAAAGATAAAGGATACGGGCCTACACCAAGCAATTTTGCATTTCCAGGATTAATTGCGCAACACTGTAATTTTCAAGATGTTAATTTGAGCAGACCTGGAATTAGCAACAAGGGAATAGTGCATAAAATAATGCAATTTGATTTTGTTAAAGGTGATATATGTTTATTAGCATGGACTCATGTTGATAGGACTTCTCAGATAACTAAAGACGACGATATTGTTTTTATAGGTCCGTGGCAAACTGACTCACTTTCAAAAAGTTATTATAAGTATTTTTATGAACATTATGATAATTTGTGGAATACAAAATTGTACATAAACTATGCAAATTTATATTTAAAAAACAAAGGCGTCCAGGTTATTAATATACAAGGATACAATGCATCTGAACATATAGAATGGAAAGAATTAGTTGATAAAGATATGATTATGACTTATGAAAATGTACATTCAGAACCTCTTGATCGTGCATTAGACAATGCACATCCGGGAGAAAAAACTCATAAAAGATTTGCAGAATACATGTTAGTTAGATACGGTTATATTTTAAGGAAAAATAAAGTTGAAAATTGATTTGTATTTTGAAAACGATGGAAATAGTTACACTGTTGAAAATAGAAAGCCGTTTCTAAACGGAATACCAAAAAATCTAGTATCTAAAGTTATTATTACACCCAAAGGTAGCCCAGCCGAATGTTATTTTGGAATGTTTGACGGTAGTTTTAGAAAAATTTTTTCAGTTAATACAAGTATTCCTGAAAATAAAAAATTTTTTTATCCTATAATTTTTAGTTTATCTGCATTAGGGGATTATGCTAAACAAATAACAATACAACCAGAAATAGTAAAATTAATTAACGAAAATTGGTGTAAAATTTTATTAGTATGTCCTTATGAAGGATGGCCGTGGAGACTTTATGATAAAGTAATAGATGGTATAATAAAAAAATATAAGATAAAACATTCGCATATTGTCTTAATGACAGCTAAGTTGAATGATCACCCTAAATGCAAAGTAGTCTATTATAACAATTGGGAAGTAGCAGCATCTAATAGACGCTTCGCCGAAGATCGATTACTAGGTAGAACAGCAGTTTTGTCTAGTAGTATTAGACCTTATAAGTTTATATGTTTAAATCGTCGAGCAACTGTACACAGATTTGGCACAGTGTCACAATTATGGCCTTATAGAGATCAAGGACTACTTAGTTTTTGGCAGCACGGCTTCCACCAAAACGATACTCAGTATATTCGAGAACAAAAAAATCAATTCTATCATAATATGCCAATTTTAGCACAGTCTTGGATAACGCAGAGGATAGACAATCATATGCCTTTAGCATTGCCTGCTGACCTTGATCCGTACGATAGCACAGACAATAAAAACAATCCAACATCTGATCCGCATTCTAAAAAGTTTTACAACAGTTATTTGCATATAGTAACTGAAACAACAATGTCTGACGAGGGATTTTTTAGCGAAAAGATATTTAAGCCTGCTATTTATTTCCAGCCATTTGTATTAATAGGACAAAAACACGGTCTTGAAAATCTAAGAAAAATTGGATATAAAACATTTTCTAATGTAATAGATGAAAGTTATGATCTAGAACCGGACAATCAAACTCGACTTATAAAGGCTACGAATGCGGCAATTGAGTTTACTAAAATTGTCAATAACGATTTGATGCGTAAACTTTTGCCAATACTCGAGCATAATGCAGTCAACTTTATGAATAGAGCAAAAACAATTATTAGCACACTGCAAAATGATTTAGCATCATCTTTGGAAAACTAGCTTAAAAGTTTGTATAATTAATTAAAACACAGTTTATTTAAGGAGAAGATATGAAAGTAGCAATGATTGGTTGCGGAAAACTCGGGCTACCTTGTGCTGAGGTAATGAGCCAACATTATGATGTAGTAGGGTACGATGTAGTAAAAGACCCTGACGCACAAATTCTGCTGTTAGATTCTATTGAAGAGACTGTAAAAGATAGAGACTTAATTTTTGTAGCAGTTCCAACTCCACACGATCCTAAGTATGGCGGAAGCAAGCCTATAGCTGAAATGCCCCCAAAAGATTTTGACTATTCAATTGTGCAAAAAGTTTTAAAAGAAATTAATCCGCACGTTAACAAAAATCAATTAGTTGTGCTAATCAGCACAGTACTACCTGGTACAGTTCGCGCACACTTAGAACCATTAATTACTAATGCACGTTTTATCTACAATCCCTATCTAATTGCAATGGGATCTGTTAAGTGGGACATGGTAAATCCAGAGTGCTTAATTATTGGTACAGAAGATGGCACTGAAACAGGTGATGCGCAATTACTAGTTGACTTCTACAAGCCAATTATGGAAAACGATCCTACAGTTAATATTGGTACTTGGGACGAAGCTGAGTCTATTAAAATTTTCTATAATACATTTATTAGCGCAAAAATTGGTCTTGTAAATATGATACAAGATGTTGCCGAAGCTAATGGAAACATTAATGTTGATGTAGTTACCGATGCACTTAAAAAAGCAACACAACGTATTACAGGGCCACGCTATTTAACAGCAGGCCTAGGTGACGCTGGAGCATGTCATCCTAGAGACAATATTGCTCTACGTTATCTTGCCGAAAGACTTGATTTAGGTTACGATTTATTTCATGCAATTATGCACAGCAGAGACATACAAGCAAACCGTATGGCAAATAAATTAGTTAAAATTGCTAAAGAACGTAGCCTACCAGTAGTTATACACGGTCGTGCATACAAGCCTTACGTTCCTTATACTATAGGAAGTTATAGTGAACTAGTAGGGCATTTTGTAGAAGAAGCAGGAGTGCAGCTAACGTATTCAGATCCTTTAACCGGAGACACAGATCCAATAACAGAACCTAGCGTAATACTATTAGCACACAATGCTAGAGTCACTTATGAAGGCACCGGAGTTGTTGTAAATAATGATAGTTTCTATTTTATAATACCAAACGGAAGTGTTCTTGTAGATCCTTGGAGAACCACACCTCAAATGGAAGGCATTGAAGTAATACACTATGGAAATACAAGACAAACAAAATAAATTTTGTAAAGCAATGAGTAATTCCTTAAGTTTTAGAATTCCTGGCGACTCTAATACATTAACATTTAATCCTTGTTGTCTTTACGACGATTACATACCGTTTCACCCAACCCTCTTTAAAAAAACTAGAGACATGTTTATTGCTTCTGATAAAGATTTTTTGCCTGGTTGCAGCAAGTGTAAACTAAAAGAAAAAACACATAATACAAGTCATAGGCTTTTAATGAACAGAGATATACCAGACGGCATTGGCACTGATATACACAAATTAGAACTTGTACTTGATACAACATGTAATGCTGCTTGCATACAATGCGGAACCTTTCAAAGTAGTTTATGGAGGAACGAAGTTGCCTTGCGCGACAAAAATTACAAACATATCCAACCAGAATTACAAATAGACGCTAAAGTTAAAATGATTAAAAATAGTATAGACTTTAGCAAAGTTAAAGAGTTTCATTTTTGGGGCGGAGAGCCTTTACTTACTGACACACATTTAAAATTTTTAAATGAAATTGAAGATCCATCAGATGTTGTTGTTAGATACACAACTAATGGAAGTATATTCCCATCTGATGATGTTTTAAAATTATGGGAAAAATTTAAAGAAGTAAAAATTGGCATAAGTACAGACGGTATTGGAGATAGGTTTCATTACATAAGATGGCCATTAAGTTGGGACAAAGTTTCAAAAAACATAATAAAATTCAAAAATGAAACTCCCTTAAATATAGAATTTTTTGTTAATTGTTGTACAATTCCATTAAATGTTTATTATACTAATGAACTTTCAGAATGGTTAGATATTAACTTTAGCAGACATTTAAACGGAACAAAAATTAATTGTAATTATATTAGAGGTGAAGGTATACTAGATCTTGCATGTACTCCAGAACCGTTGAGAGAAGTAGTAATAAAAAAATTAGGTGATGATCATGTAATTAGTAAGTTACTAACTGAATTACCAGTATTAGATTCTAAACATATGTTAAATCATATTAGGCAATGGGATCCAGTAAGAAAATTAGATTGGAAGAAAACGTTTCCAGAGATAGTGGAATATTTTAATGTTTAACCCTGATAGACTAGGTTATTATAGAGTTGGCTGGAAAAAATTTTACAACAAAACACTAGCACTACTAGAAAGTAAACAAACAGGATATGATGTTGATTGGATATTCAACAACGATGTCTACGGAAAAATTAACTGGACTGTTCCTGTTAATGAAACTCTAGAACAATTATATTTGCGTAGAGCATTACAACTACGCAATGACTACGATTACCTTGTTTTATATTTTAGTGGTGGTGCTGATAGTACAAATATCTTAAAGGTATTTGTTGACAACAATATCTTTTTAGACGAAATTGTCATGCAATACCCTGAACCAACAGTTAAAACATTCAATGAACAAGACAGGTCAAATAAAAATATTTACAGCGAAATTAAATACCAAGCAATCCCAACCATAAACAATTTAAAAATAAATCCTAAAACACATATACGGTATCAAGATTTTGCAAAACCATTGCTTGAACTATTAGATAAAGACGATTGGTTTGATCAAATACCTATGGGTACTAACATAAGCCCGTCGGGTATTGGTAGGCAAATATCTCAGGTAGTTGAACCTCACATATTAGAACTATGTAGTAAAGGTAAAAATATTGCACAAATACTCGGAGTTGACAAACCGTTAGTGTATTCTGATGGTGTCAATTATTTTGCTTATTTTTCAGATGTAAGTGCCATGCATTCGCCCCCGGTAGATTTTACACAAAGCGAAGTTTTTAACAATCTGTATCATACTGAATTTTTTTACTGGACACCAGACCTTCCTGAGATTGTAGTCAAGCAAGCACAACTTATTAAAGCCTATTGTGAAACAAGTGAAGATGCCAAGTTAAAAATTATGTCGTCGATGAAAAAACACATTGGAACATTTAGGCCTTTGCTACATTCAATAATATATTCACCAAGCCTTGTAATAGCATGGGATCCTGAGAAACCAAATTCAAAAGTAGTAAGACCAATGGACCAATGGTTTTGGGAGACGGGAACCACAAATCAGGTAGGAAACTATCGTGCAGTGATAAAATACTTACGAGAAAATACAAATACCAAGCACATGATTGACAATGATATTGAAAACGGACTTTCTGCACATACAACAGGATTTTACAAATTATAAGAGGAACCATAATATGGGAAAAATGAACGAAGTACAAAAAAGAAGTATAGCAAAAGCACTTACAGCAAGAGTAATGTTTACATGTAGTCATTTAGTAAATGGGTTCATTGTTACTGGTTCTTGGGTTATTGGTGCGCAGATTGTAGGTATTGCAGCAGTTGTGAATCTACTGTTGTTTTGGTTGCACGAAAGAGTATGGAATTGGGTGCAATGGAACCGTAAACCAGCAGATAACCTATTCTTTTCAGACGGACATCCAAGAACTGTTAGCAAGTCAGCAACATGGAGAGCAGTAATCACAATAAACAATTTTGTTATTCCGTACATTACAACAGGATCATGGAAGGCAGCAGCAGCCTTTTTAACTATTGCAACGGTAATGAATATTGTACTGTATTACACACATGAAAGAGTGTGGAATAGATTTGCATGGGGGAAAGAAGCAGTATAGAATGAAAGCGTATTGTAAATCTAAAATTCATAGGGCTACTGTTACTGACGGTAGCCTAAACTACTCTGGTAGTATTACTATTGGCAAAAATATGCTAGATGCTGCTGGTATTGACCTTTATGAATTTGTGCATGTTAACAACATTAATAATGCTGCTCACTGGGAAACATATGTTATTGAAGGAAAAGACAATGAAATTATTCTTAACGGAGCACCAGCAAGATTATTTCAACCGGGCGATTTAGTAACAATAATGTCCTTAGAGTACAGTGATAAGTTTAAGGAACACACAGTAGTTCTTGTCGATAACAAAAACAACGTAACAGAAATTAAAAAAATTAGTTAGAGTGTTTAAATGTAAGTATCCAATAATCGCAGCACCTATGAATCAGGTGTCTGATCTAAACCTTGCTATTGCGGTGCATAAAGCAGGCGGGTTTCCTTCCATTAGCGGATACTGCTACAAGAATGCAAATCAATTAATTAACGCTTTAGAGGATTTTGTAAAAATTACAGGATCATCAAATTTAATTCTTGCTATAGATGAGCACTGGCTACTAAATCCCAACATAATTTCTACTATTAAACGTTTAAACATATCTCACCTTTTCAAATACTTTAATGAAAATCCAAAATTTCCTTTAGAAACTAAATTAGCATGGCGAGAACCAATTGATAAACTACTAGAAAAATTAGATAGTCAGTTAATTGGAATACTACCTAATTTTAATGACATACAAGATTTAGATAAGATATATTTTCTTAAAGGAAATGATGGCGCGGGCAGGCCCGGCGCCGCCACTACAAAAGAATTATTTGACTACCATATACAGCAAACTCCAAACGCAAAATTAGTTCCAATGGGTGGAGTAGGTACAGCAAGTCAAGTAAAATACTATATAGATAACGGTGCAATTGCAGTTAGTGTTGGCACACTATTAGCAGCATCAAAAGAAAGTTGTTTAACAGAAGCAGTTAAACAAGCAATGGTTGCAGCTAGTAATTCTAATTTATCTATATTGGATACAAATCTAAAGCAGCAAGGGTTAGTTTTTAAGGAGTTTTCTGGATATGATACAGCTAATCACACCAATTCTTTAAAATTGGGTATTAATTCTAACGCAGATGCTGGGCATATATTTGCTGGTCATGGAATTAACTTTATTAATACAATTGATGATGTTGCGTCTATTATACTGAAGTTAGCAGACAAAATATAAATATATTCATATAATGAAAGAAAGGTATAATGCTAAATTATAAGGTATTTAATATTGATGCCCCACACATGACTGAAAGCAGTATATTTGATTTATATCAATACAAAGTGTACATAGGGAAAAACAGTGTAAGTACTAATAATAAAAATAGCTATTGGTACATTGAAGATAACACAGTAATTTCTAAATCAGGTGACGATAGTATTATTGATAGTGGAATATTGTGTATAGAAATATTTGGATATACACCAGAGACTAGAACTAGCACCTACAGTAGGTATACAGATTTGCCCTACATTAACGGTTGTAGTAGCAAACAGTTAATACCACCCAACAGGTTAGGTGATCCTACTTGGCAACTTTTACTACTGCCTCAGCATACTAGTGAACAGTCACATCATATTCATTCAACTGCACGGATAGTATATGTAGCAGAAGGAGAAGGTAAGAGCATCATTGGACAAGATGGTCATACAACTGAAATTAATTTAACTCCAGGCACTGTTATTATTTTAGATAAAATGGTGCCGCATCATTTTGTCACAACTGACAGCCATTTATTAGTTTTACCTCTGCATGTTTACAGTAGTGTAGCAGGCGAAACAACTCATCCAATGCGAAGCGGAACACACGAAATATGACATCAGAAACAGTATTAGTTGTTGATAGAGAGATTCAACGTATAGCATGTTCTACACCAGAACTTCATCAGGCAGTAGCATTAGCTGAAGGATTAATTAATTGTGGTGTAAGAGTAGTTTCGTTAGAAAATAATACTTATAATTTTAATGATATTAATATTCACTATCAGTATAGTGATGGTAAAATACGGATTTTAAGTCCATATCAAATTCCTAATAATTGGATGGCGTTTCGAACACAGGTAATAGATCGAATAGAACCCTTGCAGATATTAATTAATCAAGCAAAAAGTAGAACAAGCGATCTTGATAATTACTACAATACACCAATGTTTACAGCAATTTTAGCAGTTGAATTAGAAAAATGTAAACCTAATGAAAATAGGTATTCTTTGGCTATAGAAGAGTGGGCATTGATGCAAGATGTATCTGTTGAAGTTGCGTATAAAGAGTTAAAAATTAAATATGAAGATATATCATTAACATACATGAGGAACAACGCACTTTACTCTAGATTTGTAAGAAAAATTAATCAAACTGTTGGGAAAGATAATTTGAAACAAGTTATTAATGAGTTTAGTCGTAAATTTGGAATTTTAATATGACAAAACAACTCTATATTTGTAATATTGATGTTTTAGAAAATTCAAATAAGCCTGACGTAGCACTATGGTCAAACATGCATTCGATAGCATCGACCTGGGCTCCGTATATTGACAGGTGTGAATCAATACAAATGCCGTATCGTTTGAAGTTATATGATAAGTTTAAAATGCCTAAAGACCTTTCAGGATTTAATTTATCATATGAAGAATGTTGCAATATACAAGCTCAAGAATTTATAGATTTAAGTAAAAAACTAGATAAAAAAATTACTATAATGTACTCCGGAGGCATTGATAGCACACTAATAGTAATATTTTTTTTAAAACTACTAGGTGAAAGTGAATTTAAAAATAGAATAGATATTGCACTAAGTCAACACAGCATTAGTGAAAATCCTAATTTTTATTATAGATATATTAGACCAATTGGAAACATTATTTCAAGCAATCATTTAACTAATATGTTTACTGGTTCAACTATTATAGTAAGCGGCGAACACAATGACCAATTATTTGGAAGTGATCTAATATGTCACGCATCAAATTATTCTGGTTTTGCTGAGATGCATAAACCGTATTCGAGAAAACATTTTGTAGGTTTTCTTACTCAATATAAAAGACAAGAAATGACTGAAAAAACTGCTAATTTTTTCTTTGATCTCATTGATAATCATATTAAAACTCAAGCACCGTGTGAAGTAACTACTAATTATCACCTATGGTGGTGGCTAAATTTTTCATTCAAATGGCAAAATGTATTTTTTAGAATGTTACTTAGAGCTAATAAACTTAACTTTGCAGATATAAATCAATCTTTTGTTGACAATTATTATCATTGTTTTTTCTCTGGAACAAATTTTCAAAAATGGAGCATGTTAAACCATAATCTCAAAGTTGTAAACAGTTGGGATACATATAAGTGGGAAGCCAAACGCCTAATTTATGATTTTACCAAGGATAAGGATTATCTTAATAAAATTAAAATTGGAAGTTTAGTAGAGATTTTTAGACAACGAGATGCACCAGCTGGGATTACATCTAATTATGAATTTTTAGAAAATCTTAATCTTGATGAATTTTATGTTCCTGATAATAGTTTCAGAATATAGTTTTAGCATAAATATATTAAAGATTAACTAACACTGTTAACATAAAGGAATAATAACATGAGTATTACACTTAAAATGTCTAAGGTTAGACCTTCAGAAAACGTACCTTTTTACACTTTCAGTAAAGAGTATATTGATCTCCAACGTTCAAATCCAAATATTACTAGAACGATAAATGCAGTTGACCCAACTACTGTAGAAGTTACATTAACTTTTTCTAATAAGGATGTATTTGATGCATGGAAAACAAATCCTATTGTAGTTTCAGAAATATCAAAATCAAAAGAATATTCTAACTTAATAGGAATTACTAGAACTATAGAAAAAGTAATAACACCATAAACGTGGGTTAGGTTGCGATATGGCAGGAAAGTTCTATCACATTGAACAAACAAAAAATCAGTTGCCGTTACTAGCAACTGATTTTTATTTTATAAACCCACAAATGATTTTAAATACTTCTCAACATAGAGAAGCTATTTTAGAATCTTTAGATAGCAGTACAAAAACAAGCTTATTGTTTGGCTTACATATGAATCCGGGTAGCGTATATCCTCGATTTAACAGGAATAACTTTTTTTATAAAGTCTCAACTATTCCTACATATAGTTTTTTACCTAATTTACATAATAAAAGAGTTTTAGACTTTTCTGATATTACAGATGCTAGGGCATTAGAGTTGGAAAGAAAGTCAAACAATGTTGACAATGTTTACCTTTTTTGGAGCGGCGGTATTGATTCTACAGTAATACTTGCTGCGATACTAAAAAACTGGAAGAATGAAAATCTTGAAAAGCTAGTAGTTGTACTAAATCAATACAGTATTGACGAAAACAAAAACATGTATGAAAATTATATACATGCTAAACTAAAAACAGAATCAACGGATAAATTTTTTAACGGAGAATTAAATTTTTCTGATGAAAATATCTATGTTGACGGTAACGTTGGTGATACTGTTTCTTATTTGATGTTAGAGCATTTTGATTCTAAGTATCCGGGATATTATAACAAGCCGTGGAAAAAACACATAAACATTTTAATAGAACATTTTAGTGAATACGAAACTATTGAACATGGTAGAGATACATACAAGAAAATTGTTAGATCATTAAGTGAAAACAAGTTTGAAGTTGAAACAATTTATGATTTTTTATGGTGGATGACATTTAACTGGTTACATGATAAATTATTATACAATATACTTTGGCAATACACTCCTTGCTTTAATAGAAATACAGACATTAAAAAGTTTTTAGAAGAAAACATGTTCCAATGGTTTAACAGTAACGATTACCAAGATTGGATGGTATCATCAATTAGTACTAGTTTAAGAATAGGCGACAATATAACAACTAATAAATTGGCATACAAGAAGTATATATTTGATTTTGACAAGAATTTGGAATATTTTAAATACAAACAAAAAGAGTACTCGACACCAAAGAATAAAGTTAAGGACAGTCATATCATACTGTGTGGAATAGACACAGAGTATAATTACTATTATAGGTACACTCATGAGAAAATATGGCCTCCTAAATGAGTATTTTAAAAAGACCCCCCGGTGACTTATTCACTTTTAGATTGTTTTTTAATTTAACGTCTAAAATAAAAATTCCACACGATAAGTTTTATTTTTGGTCAGTATGCATTGATCCAAACTTTAAAAAAATTTCTTATTTTATAGGATCGCAACAATTTTACGAAGACGAAATATTATATAGAAATATTATAATGTCTTCAATAAATACCGATTTAATCATTTTAGGAATAAAAGATCATCTCACTGGAAGTGATTTTAATCCATTGACATCTAAATATACAGATATGTCGGTGTGGTTAAAGCAAATGGCTCAATATTATAGACATAAGAAAATTATATTGTTTACTAGTTTAGAAAATCTTAATCTTGATGAACCTAACATTATAGTTATTCCATGGGGCGGCGATATTACCAATCATCAATATGAATATCAAAAATTAAACCCCGTGTTAGAAAAAAATTTAGACAGCAAAAATACTTTTTTAAGTCTTAATAGAAATAAAAGAACACATAGAGCTATGCTAGTTTCGTTGTTGTATGGTCTTAACCTACAGAATAACGGATTAATATCTTGTATGTTTAAAGATAATCTAGATAACTTATTTGAGTATACAAAATGGCAGGTATTAAATTCTAATGTGTACTTAACAGGGTTTAATGATTTTAAAACGTCAACATTACCAATAAATGATGGCCCAGACATATATCATAATCATAATAATGACAACGTGTCTAATTTTAAAAATAGTTTAACAAAATATTATGAAAATACATTTGTAGAAATTGTAAGTGAAACTAGCTATACAGAACCATGCTATAACTTAACTGAAAAAACTTTGAATAGTATCTATGGATGCTGTTTTCCAATATTGTTATGCAGTAAAGGCAGTGTTAAATTTTTAAGAGAAATGGGTTTAGATGTTTTTGATGACGTTGTAGACCATAGCTATGATGAAATAGACGATCCTGCCCTTAGGCTAGAAACAGCAATTAAAAACAATATCGAGTTGTTAACTAACAATACAAAAACTAAACAGTTATGGATTCAAAATAAAGATAGATTTTTAAAAAATGTTGACTTTTGCAAAGAAAGAATGTATAATTTTTATTATAATAGAGCCAAAGATCTATTTTTGGAGTTAATACCTCATGATAACATATAAAGATGACGATTCATTTTTTACAACTGTTTTTCCTCCGTTTATTCACCACGGTTTGCTTATTAAGCAATGGCTTACTCGGAACGAAAACTCAAAATTTAGATATATTAGAGATAAGGAAATTGAAGACTATTTCTATAATGTAGAACAAATAAATGAAATTTATCCTGGCATTAAAACTATAGGCATGGTTTTAAATCCGTGGAATAGGATATCATATGCATATAGAACCTTATCTTATATGAAGGAAACTGGATTCAACAATTATAGCATAAATTTTGATTTTCTAAAATTAGATACTTTTACCAAGTTTGTAGAAAGTTTAAATAGTAGTGCTGTTGTAGAGCCGTTTACTTTTTCCTTATCAGAATCGCAACATAGTTGGTTTAACAGAGGAGAGCTTAAAGCAACTTATGTTCTACGAGCTGAATTTATAGAAGAAGACTTCAAAGAAATTAAAGAGTATTTTTGTTCTGATACGCCGCTAGTAAACAAGACAATGCTAGAACTAAGCAATCTTACACTGCCTGAATACAAAGAATATTATACTGACTATACAAAGGCAATTGTTGCACAAGTATTTAAAGAAGACATTGAACAGTATGGATATGAATTTTAAATATGTATGATATTGTATTCATATCCTACAATGAGGAAAATGCAGAAAAAAATTGGGCAGTTTTAAAGTCAAAGTTCCCAATGGCTAAACGTGTAGATGGCGTTAAAGGAATTCATCAAGCACATAAAGTTGCAGCAAAAAAATGTTTTACAAAAATGTTTTGGGTAGTTGATGCAGATGCTGTTATATTAGATAGTTTTAATTTTGATTATGTTGTTCCCGAATGGGATTTAGATGCTGTACATGTCTGGCGTAGCATCAATCCTGTTAATGATTTAACTTATGGTTATGGCGGCGTAAAACTATTGCCTAGAACACTTACACTAAACATGAATACAAAAAATCCAGATATGACCACAAGCATATCTTCTAAATTTATAGCAGTCCCAGACGTTTCAAACATTACTGCATTTAATACAGATCCGTTTAGCACATGGCGTAGTGCATTTAGAGAGTGCTGTTAGTTGGCAAGTAAAACTATAGATAGGCAAAACAATGAAGAAACAGATGCAAGACTCAGTAGATGGTGTTCAGACTACGGAAGAGATCGGCCTTTTGGAGATTATGCAATCTCTGGCGCCCGCGCTGGCCGTCTTTATGGCGTGGCTAATAGTACTAATAGTGATGCTCTTAGGCTAATAAATGACTTTGATTGGTTAAAGGAACAGTTTGATGCAACGGGTATCTGACATTAAATCAGTTCATATTGAATTGACAGATAAATGTCAAGCACAATGCCCTATGTGCGCAAGGAATTATAATGGCGGCCCCACACGTCCTTTCATCCAAAACAAAGATATTAGTATTGATCAGTTTAAAGAATGGTTTCCTAAAAAGTTTCTTGCACAGTTGACAAAATTCTATAGTTGTGGTAACTACGGTGACCCTGCATTTGCACGAGATTGTTTAGAAATTTATTCTTATGTAAGGGAATGTAATCCTACAACTAGACTCTCGATCCATACAAACGGAGGAATGAGAAATCCAGAATGGTGGAGCAAACTTCCTCAATATAACATTGAAGTAGTGTTTGCTGTTGATGGATTTAAAGGAAAGCACGAAGTTTATCGTAAAAATACTAACTTTGATAAAGTTATTGAAAACATGACTGCATTTATTAATGCTGGAGGATATGCTATAGTTGACAGTCTTGTATTTGCCCATAACGAACATGATGTAGACAAACTTGAACAATACTTACTCAATTTAGGTGTTCGTAAGGTAAATTTTATTAGTACAACTCGATTCTATAACATGACTGAGTATGAAGTATATGATACTAACAAAAACATTGAATATAAAATTTATCCGGCTACACTACCCCAATACAAACGAAAAACAAACTTTAGCTTAGATTTATTAACTAGTAATGTGGGAAAAGAACAAATTTCACGATCGTCAAACATTAACCCTGTTTGCGAAAATCAAAAAGAAGTTTATATTGATCCGCACGGCAATATTTTACCTTGTTGCTGGATAGGCAGTGATTATTTAGAAGAACATGTTGAAGAAACACTACCTATACATCATTTAAGAAATTTAATTTTAAGCCAAACAAAAGAAATATTAAAAGTTGTAGGCATACCAAAATGCCAAGATGGTATTCTAAAAAATTCTAATTTATTATTATTTGAAAGGTTTAATGACTTTTGGCAAGGAGATAATAAGTGCATGACGTGTGTTAAAAATTGTTCTAGTGCAATATTTTCAATTAGGAAAAACAGTGTCTAATATTCCTTTTGATGACATAGTACGATTTGGCCAAAAGACACTTTTAGAGAGCCATCTTTTTACAGTCTCATGGATCTTGGCTAGATTTTGTAATTATAACTGCTCTTATTGCTGGCCTTACGCAAGATCTAGTACCCCTGACCACCAAGAACTAGGAATTTACTTAAATGCACTAAACAGTATCAAGGCACAGGCCAGAGCAAACGGTTTTACAGATTTCCATTTTAGTTTTAGTGGCGGCGAACCTACTGCTTATAAATACTTTGGGGAGCTCATAGAGCATTACTGTAGTGATACAGTACCCGAATATCAAAGCATACACATGACCACAAACCTAAGTCCAGGAAGCAAATGGTGGACACAGTGGTTAAAAACAACAGAGTCACTTCAGCGTAGAAGTATAACAGCAAGTTATCACGCTGAATTTGCCAAAGAACAGGAGTTTGGAGACAAGTGTCTTCAGTTAATTAATGATGGCGTATTTGTTACAATTAATCAAGTTATGGTTCCAGAAATGTTTGACGAACTATATGAACGTTTACAGAGATTTGCCGCTAGGGGCATTAATGTCACACTCAAGCCCCAGTCCGATCCTACTGCCTCCTTTGTGGTACCTGGATACAGCAATGAACAAATTAATGTCATGCGAACAGGATTTCCTCAACAATGGGGAGGAGAGTATATTGCACAAATTGCCCTCTACGACAAAGACGGACGAGAGTACGAATTAGATCAAGCAGAACGATTTAATGCTTTTGGTTTTAATAAGTTCAAAGGATGGACATGTAATGCAGGATATCAGGGTATTGTAATACGCGGCAACGAAGTTAAACGCAGTTATAGTTGTCACGATAAACCAATTGGAACATTAAACGGCGGCTTCAAAATATTTCAAGAACCTAGCGTTTGTATAACACCGTCGTGTGTTAGCTCTGCAGACAGCAAGTTACCAAAGGTAAGGAATGTCTAAATTTGGAATATTAGGTTACGGGTTTGTTGGTAAAGCAACCCATAAAGGCATCCTTAACAATTCTGATAGTGTAATTGTTCATGATATTTTGCTTAACACTAATAAAAACAATTTAAGAAGTGCAAGTACTGTTTTTGTTTGTTTGCCGACAAACACTGATGCCGACATTGAAACAATGATTCAAGAAATATTAGAATTACAGTTTCTCAATCCTGATGTGCAAATTATTATTCGTAGCACTTTGCCATTGGGCGCATGTAAAAAAATTCAAGAAAAAGTAGGACCAATTATATACATCCCAGAATTTTTACGAGAACGATTTTGGGACACTGACTGTTTAAACAGACCGTTAGTTGTTGGACATGATATGATAGAATTGTTACCAACTTGGCTAAAAGAAGAAGATATTATAACATGTTCTACAGTAGAAGCAGAAATGTTAAAAATGTTTTCAAATAACTTTGCAATAGTGCGTATTGTATTTGCAAATATGTTTTATGACTTATCAAACAGTCTTGATGTAAATTATGATACAATTAAAGACATGTTTTTTAGGGTACAGCCGAATCAAACGTACTTAGAAGTTCCAGGCCATGACGGTAATCAAGGATTTGGTGGAAAATGTTTGCCTAAAGACTTAGACTTTTTTATAGAAACATTAGATCAACATGGTCTAGACTCGAATTGGTTTAAATATATTAAACTTTTAAACAAAACCTGGAAGGAAAAGAATAATGAATAACGATTTTCCTATAAAAATAGACATAGAAGATGTGCTTTTTTGGATGGATGCTATTCGTAATAGTGAAGATCGATATCGTACACTTGAGAGTTTTTGGAAGGGACAAGTAAGAAGCAAACTTTGGCTCATAGATAAACTTAATGTTACTATAAATGCTTATCCTAAAAAGATAGTGATACACGGTGGCTGGAATGGAGTACTAGCAAGTTTACTCTTTAATAGTAGAATGCTGAGTATAAGTCATATTACAAGTGTTGATATAGATCCTGTATGCGAAACAATTGCTAGTACAGTAAACAAGCGACAAGAAATGGAAGGACGTTTTAAAGCAGTAACAGCAGACATGTGTTCTTTTGAATATGAATATGAACCAGAAGTTGTTATTAATACAAGTTGCGAACACATAACGCAAGATCAGTACGAGCAGTGGTTAAATAAAGTTCCTAATAATGCGTGGGTTGTTTTACAAAGCAATAATTACTTTGATTTAGATGAACACATACGATGTTCAGTTGACATTGATGATTTTATTCATATGTCACAAATTAAACCGTCTTACAGAGGAACATTTGATACTCCTAAGTATAAAAGATTTATGATTATAGGAAAAAAGAAATAATGTACAAAATAGTTCCGTTTACTGACGATCTAGATTTAGAAGATTTTTACAAAACAGCAGCAGAAAAAGGCTTTAAAAATAACACCAGCCGTTTTTGGTTAAAAGATTGTTTTCGAAACGAAGCAGAAAGTGAGACATGGATATTGTATTATAACGATGTAGCAGTAGGTAGTGTAGCAGCACATTCGTTTCCAGAAATGGGGGAAAACGCATATCGTATTGCTGCTCGTACTTGTGTATTTACAGACAAACTTGGCGGTTCATATGCTAACCGTTTAAGAAATATAGACGTTATTACAAAGGGACAAAATCCAACGTCACAATTTTTAATACCAGCTTGCATTGAATGGGCCGGTAGAGATAAAGATCTCTACATTACATCAAATGAACTTGAAGCAGGATCACAAAGATTAGTACATAAAATATTTTTTCCTGCATTAGTTAGAACAGGCCAGGCAGAACATATTTGTGAACTTGAATATCGAGGAGCTACACAGAGCGTGTGGAAATTAAATGTAGAAAAATTTTACAAAGTACTAGAGAAGTATGGAAAATGGCAATAGACAAATATAAAAAACAACTTGAAGAAATAACAGGGTCACCAACTTTTTGTATCTTGCCATGGATACACTTAGCTACTCGTCCTAACGGCGATATGAGATTATGCTGTACTTCAAATGCTAGTGGAGCAGGTGTTGATCATAAAATTGGACTAGTTAAAAATGAAGACGGCCTTCCTGCAAATTTTGCAAAAACTTCACCGTTGGAAGCGTTCAATAACGAATATATGTGTAGTGTACGTAAAACTATGCTAGAAGGAAAAATACCAGCAAGCTGTACAGGATGCTTTAAAGAAGAAGATCAGGGTATTGTAAGCAAGCGTATTTGGGAAACAGGGTTTTGGATACAAGACGAAGGTTTAGATGTTGAAGAATTAATACAACAAACAGCAGAAGATGGTACTGTTCCTAGTCGTTTGCAATATTTAGATTTACGTTTAGGACATACATGTAATATTAAATGTGTAATGTGTTCACCGCATGACAGTAGTAAATGGGTAAGCGATTGGCAAAAACTTATACCAGTATTACAAGATCCTGAAGTCAAAAGTCAAATGACTTGGGATAAAAAAGAGTTTAATAATAAATGGTATGAAGAAGGAAAATTCTGGAACGAACTGTATGCACAGATACCCAATCTAAAACAAGTATACTTTGCAGGCGGCGAACCGCTAATGATTAAAGAACATAAAACTTTCTTAGAAGAAATTATTAGGCAGGGTTATGAAAAAAATATATTATTAAGATATAATTCAAACGGAATTCTTGTTGATGAAGCATTAATTGAATTATGGAGTAAATTTAAAAAAGTAAAATTTGCTGTAAGTATAGATGCTTGTTTTGAGAGAGACGAGTACATAAGATATCCAACAAATTTTAAAGACGTAGAGCGTACACTGCATTTGCTTGATAACACACCTGACAATATTCATGTTAGTATAGCAACTGCTATACAAGTTTTTAATATAAAACACATACCTGATTTTATTAAATGGAAAGTAAACAGTAATTTTAAAAAAATGAACATAGGAACAATTGACGGACACGTTATGGGCGGCGGCTTAGTTAATGCACACTTAGTACACATTCCTACCTTTCTTAATATTGCAATACTTCCAAAAAAAGATAAACAAGAAGTACAGGACAAGTTTGACGAATTAAAACAGTGGTTGTGGGACAATTATACTCAAGACGATAATTTTTGGATTAAAAATCCAAAAGGTTGGAATCAGTGGGAAGGTATTTTAAATTTTATGCACAAGTACGACAATAGTCGACTACTGCCAGGTTTTAAAGAATATGTAAACAAACTAGATGCTATTAGAGGATTATGTGCAGCAAAAGTTTTTCCAGAGTTGGAACATTTATTATGAACAACATAATTAGAATAGAATCAAATATACCAAAAGATATTTTAAGAATAGAGTTGTTCTTAAGTAATATGTGTAATTACAAGTGTTGGTATTGCTTTCCTGGATATCATGAAGGCGATACACCGTGGCCCAAGTTTGAAAGAATAAAAGATAATCTTAGCCATATTATTGATTACTATAAGCGTAACGGAAATAAACGTGAAATACATTTGCATATAATTGGCGGTGAGCCTACTCTATGGAAAGAGTTTGGTACGTTTGTAAAATATTTTAGTGAAGAACATAAGTGTGTTATTAGTATGAGTTCTAATGGAAGTAGAACCATACGATGGTGGAACGAATATGGCGACTATGTTGATCATACTATGCTAAGTTGCCATCACGAAAGAGCTGATCCTGCACATATTGCAGAAGTTGGTGATATTTTATACACTAAAAATAAAACTGTAAATGGAATGGTGTTAATGGATCCAACTGTTTGGGATAAATGTGTTTCTATAGTTGAAGCACTAAAGAAAAGTAAGTACGAATGGCCAATTACTGCACTTGAAGTACACAATGATAAACAAAAATATACACAGGAACAAAAAGACTATCTTAGCGATTCTTTAAAACGTTGGCCTAACAAAGAATATTGGCTTAGTGCTGAAAAGTTACCTAGAAATAATCCTACAATAATTTTTTCTGATACAACAGAGCAAGAAGTTCCACGCAATTGGTTATCATTAAATAACAAAAATATTTTTACTGGATGGCAATGTAATATTGGAATAGATACATTTTTTATAGATAAAAATGGAGATATAAGGGGCGGCTGCGGACAACCGTTATATAATATGGATTCTTTTTATAATATATATGATGAAGATTTTATTAACAAGTTTACGCCTAATTTAATTCCTACAATCTGTAAAAAGACAAGTGCTTGTGATTGTCAACCTGAAACTAACGCAAGGAAACAATTTTTATAAAATAGATATCTTTGTAAGAGGAATATCTGCTGCACAAGTACACCATCTACGTGTACATACAACCGGGTCGCTAGGTTGCTTAAATGTTCCTGTGTATATATTACCTAAGCTTTCACCTACACGGCAAGTTGCTCGATACACTTGACCATCCCAATTTATCATAAGGCTTTCTATTCCTGCATTGCAAGTCCATCCTTCAAAATTATTTCTATGTAGTTTAATTACATCATTAGCATGTATTTCTTCTGAATCATCTATAATGCAGTTAGGTTTAGCAGTAGCAGTCTTTCCTAGTATCCAATCTAAATCATTAGCTTGGTATCTCATATCGTCAAACCAATCTCTATCTGCTGCGTTTGTCCATCTTATACGTCTAACAACATAGGGAATAAAATGAGAATCAAATAGATCGGCTGCTTCTCGAACTCTGTCCATATAGTTGTGATGAGCCATTAAATTAATTTGGAATGGAATTCTACCAGGAGTTGACGGCTCGTTTCCTTGCGCAAACAATAAAATATTCATCATACACCTATACCAGTTAGCATCGTCTTCTACATGCAAGCTAAACACATAATGGTTAACTGGTAATTTTGTATAAAATGTTTCAGGCATTGTACCATTAGTTGTAATGTTCATCCAACTAATTTTATCTTTAGCATGTTTTAACAACGTAGGAAGGTTAGGGTTAACACATGGTTCCCCTCCTGTAAAACTAAGTCTTACGGGCTTATTTAACATTGCTAGTTTGTCTACAACTGACATCAACAAATCTAGATTAGTATGAGGACTATGATTGTCGTGTATTTCTGCAGGACAATAACTGCAATCTAAATTACACCTCTTGCCTAAGTTCCATTCAACATGAATACTATCCTGGTGCGGCCATTTACTTGTAATCTTATACATACGGAGCAAACTCTGGATTAACGGCAGTAAAACTTATTTGATTACGACTATGGTCTAATCTATGATTAAATTCTATACAATCTTGCCAATGTGATTTATACATACACCGTGCTTGTAAAAAGTTAATGTTGTCTTGTATTTGTTGTAGAGTAACTTGTTCTAGTAATTTGTGTTCACGTACTAACGGGTATTTTAAAATTTCTGTTTTCATTTGTTCTAGTCTTGCTACTACTTTTGATTTTAACTCAGGAGGTAGTACTTGTGCAGATAACGGCATAGGATAAGTGACACGATGCGAATAAAAAACAATACCTAGTTTGTTAATAAAATAATCAATCACTTTATCAATCTGCATAATGTTGTTTGCTTGCACTGTAAATGCACCAACTACTCTAGATACATTTGGAAAACTTTGAAATACTTTAATGTTTTCTTCTATTTCGCTAAACTTACCGTTGCCTCTAATGTATTCGTAAACATCGTGTATGCCGTCTATGCTTACGTTTACAGCAATGCTTTTAAACTTAGGCCAATAGTCGTGTATAGTGCGTCCGCCTTTTATACCTAGTGTAGTACCGTTTGTAGCATACTTTAGTTCTATGTTTTTGCCGTAAGGTGCTAACATGTCAAGTATCTTGTAATGATAAGGATCCATTAAAGGTTCCCCTCCCGCAAATTCTACTCTGCGGAAATGCGGCAGTAGTTTAGTAAAGGATGCCCACCAGTTTTCACTGTCGTCAAACGGTCCAATATATTTTCCGGGTGTGTCTGTAAGTTTGTCTATAATTGGAATGAGAATATTATTTTCTTTTTCGTAAAAAGGCTTTACCTCGTTCCAGTCTTTCCATTGTGTACTATCTAAAGGATTACACATGCGACATTTGAGATTACAGAGGTTATTGAGCTTAATTTCCATCGTAGGAAGCTCAAACGGCATGCTGTAATCGTCGTTTAAAGCGTTTAGTGCGTTAGGGTATAAGTTGACCCTAGCTTCTGGTATAACCCCTGCTATATGACGCTGTCGTAAGCTCTGTACACCCTGATCTTCGAGGTCAAAGCAAGGTTTGCATACTTCTGGACGTTCACTGTTAAGTACTTGTCTACGTACTTCTCGCATAGTGTCGTTATTCCATGCTTCTTCTAGAGTTTCGTTTTGTATGTAGCCAATAGGAGCACTGCGGCAGCAAACTTTAATTGCTCCGTCTTCTCGTGTAGCAAGTCCTGTAAAAGGGTGCATACAAAATGTACATGATTTATTTTTCATTTAATACCTTAACTATATTTTCACTAGTGGTTTTATGAGATTGTATACCGGGATGTAAATTATCTGTTCCTTTATCTAATAAAAACATACCGTCTCTACAAAAATTTGAAATTTCTAATTTTTCATTTGTATACTTAGATAACTCGTGTATAGTAAATGGATAATGCAAGTATTTTAAATTTTTTGATTTTAAAAAAAGATCTGCATGGTGTATGCACATCCAACTTTTTGTATTGTAATCTGTTGCATTCATTAATTTTTGCCAAGACATATCTTTTGTTGAAGCACTAAATCTTTTTCTTAACGACTTAAATCTAGCTCCCCATTTACTAAAAATTAAATCTCGATGCGTATGTGTCCACATAATTACAATAGTATCTGTTGTTTTATAATCAAAGTTTAATACTTCGTAAAGAATTTCTGTATTACTAGCAGCAGGTTCGCCTTTGTTTATTAATTCTAAACTTAATTCTTTAGCTACTAAAGACGGCCAAGATATTTTACTTGGAAAAAGACCATCTCCGGGCAACCCTACTCCCCAAGTATAAGAACATCCAAAAGCAATTAATCTTGACATTTACTTATAGCCCATTCTCTCTCTTTACACCAAAAACATTCTCCGCATATCGGTACGTCTTGTCCAGGATCATATGTTGTATAATCTAAACCTTCAAACTCACCTTCGCAACTTCTTGTAATTTCTAATAAGTCTAGGATATCGTATTTGTAATATTGTTTGATAATCCAGTCTTTAGTAGTATACACAAAGGGATGATAAACGTCAATACCCATATGTTCCATATGTATAGGTAATACCCCTTCATCTCTTTCAGGTAATGCTCCTGGTATTTCTATGTCTGGATTTTTATTTACAGCAGCAAACCATGCATCTAATTTGTATGCATGTGCAACCCACTCGTTATGCGCACGAAGTATAATCCTGTTTCCAGGTTTCTTTGCTCCGTATTCATCTGTTATAAGAGGACTAATAGGTTCTTCTAATTCAGGAGGAATAAATCCTTCTATGTGTTCAAAACGATTTGGAAAATTATATTTAAACCATCTAACAACTTGTTGAGCAATGTAACGTTGCCAAGGACGAGTTTTCCACATACGTATTTGTGTAGTAAAATAGATATCTGCATTAGATTCTTTTACTATAAGATATGCTAAAAGCGCACTGTCTGCACCACCGCTTAAACTAATACCAATTCTTTTCCATTCTTTATCTATGTGTATCATAATTCTTTTAGAACTTTCTCAATAAATTCGGTAGGATAATTTGTTCTAAAACTATTCCAACATAACTTATTCATAGTTTCAAATGTTTGCGGGGTGTTCCAATCTATTCCTAAAGTTTCTAAATATTTTTTCATTTCGTCTTGACGTGTACTGTATATGTGACTTTCTACATCTGCAATACTAAAATTAGGTTCGTCTTTATGATATGTAAAAAAATAATTGATACTTTTTAATTTTCCATCGACAATAAAATAACTTGATGGATGCATACTGTACTTGTGAAGACCTAAACTTTTATGTGCTTTAATTATTTCAAGCATTTGATCTTGCCAGTCTGGTAATACACTATCATAATTTTCTGTTAAACAACCTGCACGATTCCAAAAGTCAAGTCCGTCTATTTCCAAATGTAGTTTTTTATTTTCTAGATCAATTTTAATAATTTTTGGAATTAAGTCCGGGTATGCATTACGCATTTGTGTAATGTAGTTAATTTCACGTAGCCACTTCTCGTTCATCTTAGTAGGATCAACTACTTGATTTTGTCCTTTATGATACTCTCCGTCGTTATAATACCATTGGACAAATTCTGTTTTATCTTTGTTAACTAGGCTTGTGTAAATTAAGTTGTTACGGCATAACCCTACTCCGGGTACGTTATTCCAGTAATAATCATAATTGTTTTCCATATAAATACTTATTGATAAGTACTTATATGATACGAGGAATTGGCAATAAACCATATATCAATTTAGATCCTTACCTAGACGTGGAAGGATTTAAAAACCTGCATCCTGAAATATGCAAGGGATTTGCACTTGCACGTGACTATGCAAAAGAAGGAACTTGGATGGCACCAGGTTTTAAATTTGATGATATGAGTTATATCATCGATTGGAAGCCAATATACAAAGCATTTGCTGAGTACCAATCACTTCCAGATGATCATCCTATTAAAGTACAAGGCCGCGAGATATTTCCTACAGACTTCAAAGATTACAAACAACGTAATACATTTACACGCTATCTTAAAACAACATTAGGTGCAAACGATCCTTACATTTATTATTTTTTATGGAATGAGGGTGACTGGAACGAGCGTAATGCAGAGCGTCAAAAAACTGAAGAATCAAAGTTTTTTCCTAAAGTAGTTGAATGGGTTGAGAGTTTACAGACTAAAGGTATTATTAACAGAATAGGTAGAGTTATTTTCTTTCATTGTGATCATAATGGTAAAGCATTTGAACATAGAGACTTAGATGCTAATAATGGTGTACACGATGACAAGCAATATAGTCCACATAACAACGAATTCATTCATATACGTTATCGTACTAAGCGTGGATTTTATATATGGGATCCTGAAAGTGAAAACAAGTATTACTTAAATTGTCATGCAGCATTTTGGAATGATCAAGATTGGCATGGTGGAGAAGAATCTAAAGAAGTAGAGTACGGTCTACGTATTGATTGTAAGTTTACACCGGAGTTTAGAAACGCTATAGGGATAGGTCACCTAGACCATTACTAACTTCTATTCTTACAGGTAAAATACTTTTACCATTAATTACACTATCAACAGTTGAACATATCTGTTCGTTAGTAACGCTGGGCACAACACCTTCACCATAGTTTGAAATACTAATTAATGCACTATTTTTGAGTTCTTTATGTACATATTCTAGAAATAGTTTTTGTGATATGTACTCTGGATTGTTAAACCGTTTCATAGCAGACCAAGCAAATTGTGTTATTAGGCTTGTAAAACTTATGTTAATTTTTGCATTGCTTTTTTCTAGTAGTAAACCTTGTATAAAGTTTATGTGTGCTAAATTAATAAAAACATCACAGTCATCTGTTAGTGTTATTAGACGGTCCTGATGTTCTCTGTTTTCTAAATTCCAACCTTGTTTTCTCGATGCAGTAGTAACGTCGTGACTTTTATTTAAATGAGAAAATAGTACTTTTCCAATAGGACTTGTAGAACCAGTTAAAATAATTTTCATATCATCCCCAAATGTTAAACAAATATTTAGGCTCCGTTCCTGCGTTGGCACCAGCATGCCAACTTTTACGACCAGGCCATTGATATACATTGCCTTGAGCCTCGTTAAAAAAGACAGTGTCGTCAACTTGGAAAAAATGCCCAGGCCTTGGGATATCTATATGACAATGAAATCGTCTGAGATTGCCTTTGGCATCTAGTGTCCTTTCGTCGTCAGTTATGTCCCAGTGCCAAGGCGCAACATCACCCGGCAAAACTTTACTAATCCAACAATTTATGTAAGACGTCATTCCAATAAAATTCATAAATGTTGTAACTACTTCTTCAGGAAATTGTTTTCCAGGAAAATGCATTTCCCAACTAGCATTGCCACCTTCTGCTTTAAATTTGTAACCTGCATTACGTAGAGGCGCAGCAACTTCGTTAACTCCTTCTACTGGATGCCCTACATCATGTTTAGGACCAATATATGCTGGTGCTGAATTATTAACACATTGGATAACGTGATTCCAATCAATTATATCATTACAATTTCCAATAAATTTAACCATTTAAAAAATCCCCAGGCCAATTTCCTATATTTTGTTTTATTGTGTAATCATAAGTATCTTTTATATTTAATATATTATTTTCAAACTGAAATCTATTTTTGTCATTTATGATATTACCAATCATATCTTGTTTAATTTCGTCATCGTAGCATACACATGCATGTAAGTCCATTATATGTATTTTAGACTCTTTTATATAAAATGTGTGAGGGTATATGTTAAGTTTATATAATCCTAAACTTTCTAAGTCTATCAAAATATCTTTAATTTGTTGTTGCCAGTTGTTCGGTAAGTCTGTATTAAAATGCAACAGATGATTTAAACTGCTGTTGTACCATTTAAATTTTATTTCTTTATCAAGCGCATTAATTGAAATAATTTCAGGAGCATACGGTTTATAACAGGTTAATCCAATTCCTTTTACTTCTTGATTAAACCAAAAAGCATTTTTAAATTTCATCACAAATATGTTATCATCATAAAACCCGTCGTATATAGGTGTTGCTTGACATAGGTTGCCATCTATATATTTCTTAAATTGGATCATAAGCTACTCTTGTGTCATTATACTTCTAACCAACTTATATCTGCATTTTTAATTTTTTCTCTAGCAGAATATATTTGTTCTTTACTATACATTATAGCACTAAATGGATAGATTGTCAATATAGTACTAGTATGTATAATAGTTTTTCCGTCAATAAAACTTAATAAACTGTCAGTGTTAGTAACACAATCGCATACTAAAAAATCTACTTCTTTAGACTGTTTAAAATTATTCCAGTCTTTGAATTCTAGCAAGTATTTTTTAGATTGAATTAGATCATATTCTGAAGTAGGCTCTATACTAAGATTTTTTGCTTTTGCATAATCTAAAACAAGCTGATTATAATTATTTCCGTCCCATTCGTTATACAATTTCCGTTTAAACTCGATGTTGTTTGGATTCTTATCGTAAAATATTATTCTTTTTGCGTTAGATTTAATAGCCAAATCTTCAGCTAAAAATCCTGTAGCTGGAGCAATGACAGTGTCGGCGTTGCCAAGAACTTTTACTTCTTCATAATGATATGCATTTAGAACATTGAACTCTTGAACTTTAATTATTGCTGATATTAGCATTGTTTGTGCTTCGTCTAAATCTGGAATTAGAACAAGATTTTTAAGAGCATATTCGAAATTACTAGTATTTCTTGTAGGATAACAAAACCCTCTAGCAGGCAATCGTTCTCCTAAAAGATATTGATGATCGTTGTATCTCCATTCGTGATCCCAATTTGATATTTTATATCCGTTTGACAAACAGTGGTCAATAAGTTTTGTCCCAAATTTATCTTGACGAGCTATTTTACTTTCCCCCAAAGAAATACTCAACGGAGCCCATCCCCCATGCATATCTTCTTCACTACGTATTAATTCATTACCAATTATATTACCTTGCGAAAAGTCTAATGTATTAAACGCTTTTGTATTAATAATAAAAAATTGTTCGTGCATCCACGGAGTTTCGTCTCCGTGTTGTAATAGATTGCCCATTAACCCTATATTATTTGGAATGTTATGTATCTTATCCCATATATGGTCTCTATCAATGATAACAGTTCCGGCAGTTGCAACTACTAGCAATTCGGCAGCATTTAGGTGTTTGTTTATATCGTTGTAGTTGTTTATATAGATAACAGGATATTTTTCTATATTTAAGATACTAATAAACGCTTCGGTTATTTGCATCATTTTTTCATTTAACCAGTTGCTTTTAGAAAAGCTCGGTACTAAAATGAAAGCTACCTTTTGCATTTTGTATCTCCAATGATCGTTGTATTAGATCTAAATATTTTGACGTACTATCATAATGGTGTATAATTAAATGATACCTGTCTTCTTGACTAGGATTAACTACACTATGTTCATAGCTTAAATTCATAGCATATACATCACCAGGTTGAATCTCTAAAGTTTCGCCATCATTCCATTTCCACACACATCCTTTTGGATTTGTAATAGCAATATTAATAGCACCTAATATACTATGTTTGGTATCTATGTGCGGTTCAATTACACCACCGGCTTCTAGTAGCATAAATCTAGTACGACCATAGCTGTTACTTGGATATACTTCTTTTAACCATTTAGTTGTTATAGGACACATCTTTGAAATTTCTGTCCATTGCATATCTGATACTGCTTCTCTAGCATTTTTATAACCGTAAGCATCCCAAGCGTATGGGTCTTTACTTGATTTACCTACAATAGGTAAACTAGCCCATCCTTTAGTCTTATAAGATGCTCTGTAGTCTACAAAGTTTTCTTTTAAAGCAATAACTTCTGAAAATACTTCCTTGTAAGGAAATTTAATATCTAGTTTAAGATATTTTAGATCGCTCAGTAAGTATTCACGTCCTTTACACAGCTCTCCGTTAATGCATTCTTTAAATGGAGACATGCTCTAATCTGATCTCCATATTTGTTTTATTACATGCTGCTTTAAGTTCTGTAAACATTGTTTGTTCAATATCAAACTCTACATGAGTATTGTGTTGACAGAAGTTTGTTATTTCTCTGCTCTTACACCATCTGTTTAATTTAGGACTTATGTATTGATCAAATATATATCTATAATTAGTAGGCGGATTATCAATGTACATCTTAACATTAATTGGATTGTTGAGCGCAACATCAGACAGTAATTTTCGAACAACTAGTTGATATCTAGAACTTTCACCAAAGTTTACAGCACTATGTAAAATTCCAGCATCCATACTATGCCATATGCCAGGTGCAGTTTGAAACATTTTCTGATTTTCTAAATCTATTAAGAAACTGTTGCCTGTACTAAACGACAAGTGCCATCTATCATCAATATCGGCGTGCATAGTGTAACAGGTTTTAATATCAAGATTTATAATTCTTGCTTCGCCTACATTATCATACGGAAGTGTATTTAAAATTTCTTCCCAAATAGTATCTTTGAATTCGTCCTTTAAAACCCACTTGTCATAGAAAAATCTACCAGTCGGCATGTTAAGTGAAAGTTTTCCAATATCATCTGACAATGATGCTGTTGCTTTAGCAAGTAGATGAGAGGAGACATGAATGTTGGTAGGTACTATCATAACTTTATTTATTGTTACCTATACACCTATAAATACAATATGAAACACATTACTCCTTTTTGGGACGACTACTATTTAAATTTAGATTACACTGTAGAATCTTTTAGAGATTCGGAGCAAGTTTCTCGCTGGAAGCAGTCGGGACATAACTTAAATAACTTGACTATTGATTTATACCAAAACGCAACAGATAATAGCATAACATTAAAAATTAAAGAACACTTTCCAGACTTAAGAGATATTGGCATTTCTTTCCATAGATTACGTCCAGGACATTTTTTACCCATGCATGTTGATAGGTATAAATTTTATGCTTCAAGGCATAACATTACAGATCTAAATCAAATTAAAAGGTACGTTGTATTCCTTGAGGATAGTAAACTAGGGCATATGCTAGTTGTCAATGACACAGTATATTCAAAATGGAAAGCTGGTGATGTTCAAGGCTGGAACGGAGAAACACCACATAGCGCAATTAATGTGGGTATGGAAGATAGATATACTTTACAAGTTACCGGAATAGATGTTAGTAGAACCTTTAATCCTTGAAAAAATATACGATTCGATAAGTTATATATTTCCTAACGGTGTTAGAGCAGATATAGACAGCAAGTTTGACGAAACTAAATTTATATTTCCAACAGCTGAAGTTTGGCGTTGCTATCCTGATGACTTGCTATGGTACGTAGAAAAAATAAAACTTAAACAGTCTCAGTTATCCTGGATTCTTGCCAATCACGCTTTGGAATTACCACAGTTGTCAACAATTTTTTATGATGATAAGACTGTTGAACATTTAAATAAAAACGGATTACATATTATACTATTAGAGAATCTTTTAAAGTATGACGGTCCTAAAATTAACTTGGATAGATATACACTTGAAGAAGTTCTTCCTACTTTAGAAAATAACGGTGCTGTAATAGGAAAGTTTCAAAATCCAAAAGCAATGCAGTTAGATAGTGTACAGGATCTTATAGATAACAATCGTCTAACTAATGTAACTGTATATGTGTGTGAAAAGGATGTTGATACATTTTTTCACAAGTACAATATGTACACAACAATGAAGTTTGTATGGAAAGATTTTTATCTATTACAAGATTTAGAAAAATTTAATAGCACCGATGATATACCTAAGAAAGATATCAAATATACGTTTGTGAATTCTAATTGGCGTTATGACACATTTAGACATGTTATAGCAGCATATCTTTCTAATTATAATTCTAAGTTAAGTTGGTATTACACTAGTACACAAGAAGATTTTAAAAATTTATTATGGTTTAATCCGCCTCAGAGTTTAATAAACGGATTTGAAAAACTAAATCAGCGTACCCCTATTAATCTCGATAAACATATTACAACAGCAACACCTGTAACAGGATCATTGATTGATAGGTTTTCTAAGTTGCCAACTACCGATTTTTTTCCAAATTCGATTAACAGTAACATATATGAAGGTGTATTTTGTAGCATAGTTTCAGAGTCTGGGTTCTTTGACGAAACAGCGTATGTTACTGAAAAAACAATGTGGAGCATTTTTAATTTAATGCCTTTTGTTATTGTAGGACCACCCGGGGCATTAGCTGCGTTAAAAGATTTAGGATTTAAAACATTTGATAAATGGTGGGACGAAGGTTACGATAATGAAAAAGATCATGCTGAACGTATAATTAAAATATTTAAGCTTATAGATTATATTGCGTCCTTGCCTAAGGATGTTCAAGCCAGTGTTACCAAAGAAATGAACGAAACGCTGCTATATAATAAGCAGCGCCTACAAAATTTACACAAAGATATAACCCTATGACGGCTAAGTTTGATACTTTTAATTGGCTAGAGACATATATGATTGACGAGGTCCCACATAATGATGTTTGGGAAAACTTTGCCACGAGTAACAAGTTAAAGTTAGAGGAACAGTATCGCAACCTCAATATGCCAAAAGAGTGTTCTAAGCACTATATGGCATTACAACCTGAACTAAGCCAAGACTTAAAAAAGTATTTAGAACCGTTTAGTGACAAAATGCATCACTTTAACTTTTTAAAGCTTACGCCGGGTTATAATTTATGGTGGCATTATGATAGTTATTCTACATTTATTCGTTACAACAATATAACAGAGTTGCAAGCAGAAAATATTAACAGAACTATCGTAATGCTTACTCCTTGGACACACGGTCAAATATTACAAATAGGTGACAATGCACATATTAATTGGACAGTTGGAGATACATATACCTGGAATGCATATACTTGGCATGGTGTTGGAAACTTTAGTTTTACTGATTTTGTAGTAATGCAAATTACTTGGATAGACAATGAGTAAGTATCAATACGATAATAAACATTTGCCATTTGGACACTCTAAAGCAATAGAAGATTTAGAAGTACAAACGTTGTTAAACAACATCAATTTTAAATTTACTGATGTATTGTCTAACTCTAACATAAACAAACAATTTTGTTCTGAATATTTAAATTGGATAAAATCTAGCAATTTAAATTTAATTTACGGACTAGATGATTATAGCTATGCAGTTTTTTCGCAAGGCACGTCGGAAGCATTTGATAAATTTTATTTAAAAAATAGCAAACGTCGTTTTCGCTGCTTTAAAGGCGAGTACTTGTATCATAAATTAGCATGGAGAGACAGTTATGATTGGGCATACATTGAAGATGATTTTTTAGACAGTAATGATGCTGTAATTATTAGTATTCCATTTGCAGATACCGGGTCTAAACACTTAGAAACAGAATCGATACTTTGTAAATGCACACAGTTAGGAATACCAGTATTAATTGATTGTGCTTACTATTCGATTAGTAGTAATGTAAGAGTTGATTTAACACACCCGTGTATAACAGATGTTACATTTAGTCTTAGCAAAATGTTTCCGGTAGCACATGCTAGAATAGGCTTGAGATTAACTAGAGAAGATTGCGATGACTTGTTATTTGTATATGACAAAGCAGAATATACAAATAGGATTAGCGCAGCTATTGGATTAGAGCTTATACGTAAATTTCCAGCAGATTACATTGTAAACAAATATAAAACAATACAAGAAAAATACTGTGAACACTTAAAAGTATTTCCTAGTGACACAGTACTTTTTGGGCTAGCACCAAAAGAAAAATATACAGAATATAATCGAGGATGCAATACTAATAGATTAGGATTGCATAACTTTTTAAACAAAGATATAAAATTTTTAGAAGGAGCCGTAAATGGCAGTACAAAGTAATAACGATTGGGATCCATTAGAAGAGATCTTTGTAGGTACAGCAAAAGGTGCTGTACTTCCTACTATGAACGCAAGTGTAAGAAGTTTTTCTTATGCTACTTATAGTGAGGAAGAATTAAAAGATCTAGAAGGACCCCACGATAAACAAATTATGGAAGAAGCTGAAGAAGATTTAGATATTCTTGCCAATACACTAACTAAATTAGGTATCAAAGTACATCGCCCTACTCCTATGGATCATAGTGTAGAGTTTAGTAGTCCAGACTGGACTACAACTGGTTGGTATAGTTTTTGTCCACGAGATTTATTATTGCCTTTAGATAATATTATTTTAGAGTGTAGTAGTCCAATGAGGGCAAGACAATATGAAACTAGAGTGTATTATGATTACTTGTATCAACAAATGAAAGAAGGCACTCAATGGATTAAAAGTCCGTCACCTATACTAAAAGATGACTTATATCAATTTGAAGATTTAAGTGTGCCTACGGTTAAAAATAACGAAATAGTTTGGGAAGCACCAAATGTAGTCCGCTTAGGCAGAGACTTGTTATATCAACATAGCAATACCGGAAGCATATTGGGATTTGAATGGTTGAAAACTATACTTGAACCTAGAGGCTACCGAGTGCATCTTGCAGAAGATTTTTATTTTTTTGCACACTTTGATAGTACTGTTATTCCGTTGCGCCCTGGACTAGTTATGTTCAATGCTGAACGTTGCAGACCAGATCACTATCCAAAGATATTTAAAAACTGGGATAAGATATTTGTAGGTATGGATGACTTAGTTGCACCTAGCTGTAACTTGCCAAACGGTGTAAGCCCTTGCTCTCCATGGATTGGAATGAATTTGCTAAGTATTAATGAAAATTGTGTAGTAATTGACAAAGATCAAGAACCATTAATGCGTATACTAGACAAGCACGGTATTGAAAGTGTGCCGTGTCCTGCAAGACAAGCTCGTAGTATGAGCGGTGGCTTCCATTGTAATACCCTAGACGTTAAGCGCAAAGGCGGCTTACAAGACTATTTTGGCTAAGGAATAATTCGTATGCATCACTGTTTAATTTTTAATGTATCGTGTGACGATATTATAAGAGGATTCGGAACTTATAGAATAGCACACTATCTTAGACAGCATAACTGGGATGCAGAAACTGTTGATTATACTATAAGTTGGAAACTTGAAGAATTAAAAGAATTTGTAAAATCTCGAATAAATGCTAATACTAAATTTATAGGTTTTGGGCATATTTTTGCATACTGGACGCCAACATTGGAAGCATTTACTAAATGGATTAAAGAAACATATCCTAATGTTTATCTATTGGCAGGAATGCAAGGATTTCCTACATATGATGCTAACTATATCGATTATTACATTATAGGACATGGCGAGAAGGCACTAATATCTTTATTATCCCAGTTGTTTAGTAACGGTGAAGTTGTGCAAATTCACAAGTTTCCTTGGTCCAACAAAAAAGTTATCTTGGCTAATAGTGTACACAGTCCATATTCTTCAGGGTTAATGACAAACTTAGAAGTACAATATGAAGACAGAGACTTTATAAGAGAAGGCGAATGGCTCACTATGGAGTTTTCAAGAGGTTGCAAATTTGCATGTAAATTTTGCGATTTTCCTTACCTAAGTGCTAAAGGCAATTATATTTCTGCAAAGGAAAGTTTTGTAACTCAAATGAAAGAAAACTATGATAGATTTGGTGTAAAAAATTATATTGTTGCAGATAACACTTTTAATGATACTACTGAAAAAATAAGAACTTATGCAGAAGGTGTCCAAGAGTTAGACTTTGATCCATTTTTTGCAGGATTTATACGTGCTGATCTTCTCATAAGCAGGCCACAAGATAAAGAACTTTTATTAAACATGGGATTTCTTGGTCACGCTTATGGAATTGAAACTCTTAATCATGAAAGCGGTAAGTCAATAGGTAAAGGAATGGACCCTGAAAAAACTAAGCAAGGCTTTTATGATATCTATAACTATTTTAATAATAACGGTCGTAAGTTATTTGCATCAACTCTTTCTTTTATAGTTGGTCTTCCTTATGAAACAAGGGAAACTATGATGTATACAGCAGAATGGATTAGAAACTTGCCGCCTGAAGTATCTATAACTATACATCCATTAATAATTCCTAAAAACGTTTATGGTGCCGCTTCTGCTTTTACACTAGATTGGAAAAAATATGGATATAGAGAAAGGACTGTAGTAAACAGCGATACTTATCAAGAAGCTATTTTTAGAGACCCGTCTAGAAATGCAGTCTACTGGGAAAATGATTATATGACAATGGATGAAGCTTTGGAAATTGCAAAGTCAATATCAGCAGGATTTCTTAATAATAATTCTATGACTGATATTTGGATGCTTGCAACAAATGCAATGCACGGAAAAGAAGTTGAAGAAAGATTAAAGACTCCTACTTACGAATATGACGGGCCGGACGGAAGAGTGAATACAGATGCTTTTACAAGGCAATATATTCAGAGTAAACTAAATTGGAAACCTTAATGAATAAAATAGCAATATTTGGAGATAGTTTTGCTACTAGGACATATACTGAAGAATCACCAACCGCTGAAGGATTTTTAAAAGAGATATATGCACTGTGTAATAAAGTCTATAATAAAAAAGAAATAGATACTCTAAAGCGTAATTGGGGTAAAAGATACCATCCTTGGGTAGACTTGTTAGACGCCGATGTTTTTGGCGCAAGCGGAAGTGATTTATATTACAGTTATAACCAGTTTATTAACAATCACAAAAAATATAATAAATGTATTTTTGTTATAACAAGTCCTTTAAGATATAGTTCAAATATACACGGATGGCTACACGGTGCTTCTATAGAAGATGCACTAGAAGGGATAAAATTTTCTAAGGGAAATTCTTTTAAGCAGTACTACACATCTCTTGCAGATTTTTTTAAAAACATTTATTATAAAGATATTGATAGGATTGAATTAATAAATCAAGCAATGATTGATAGTATTACGTTTAAACGACCTGATACAATTTTTATTAACGCATTTCCTGATTTAAAAAATGTATATGAGTTAGAATTAAAAGCGTGGAATTTAACACACGATGAAAGTCAAGATTATAACAAATATTTTGATTTAAGACAATGTCATATGACAAACGACAATAATAGAATACTTGCTAAGTTTGTTTTGGATAATTTAGATAAAAGTGGAGTATTAGATTTATCTAGCATACAGTGGAAAGTACCTAGTATGGAAGATAGATCTTATTACTTACCGAATACTACGGACCTTTTTGCTAGATTGATCTAATACGCTTTTCCAAATATCAATAGTATAGTCAACACCATCACTTAGACTAACTTTAGGTCCCCAACCTGTAATACTAGTAATTAATCTATGATTGCTGTTTAACCAATATATTTCACCTGGGCGCACTGGTTTAGTATCCCAGACTACTTCTCCCCTCCAATCAATCTTATCTGCAATCATATTAACATAATCTTTAATCTTGATAGGATTGTCAGGACCAATTGTAAAGATATATCCGTTATTTACTTTAGCAGGGTTATTAATAACTGTACACCATGCATCTAGCAAATCGTCAATAAAAATAAAGTTGCGATAAGGTTCACCGTATCCTAATCCTATACGTTCTGGATTTTTTAACATCTGTGTTATGATTTGCTCAGTAACAAAGAAGTCGTTGTCCTTTCGACCGTAACTATTAGTTTGACGTATAGCTGTAAAAGGAAGACCTAAACTTCTGTGTGCGTATTCTAAATATTTTTCACATCCGTATTTTGCAACAGCATAAGGTGCATTAGGATTAGGAGTTGTATTTTCGTCAAATGCAATAAATCGTTTGGGGATTATGTTTTCTTTAACTTCGTCACTTATAGGTTGCCATCCATACACTTCCATAGTACTTGCAAATACAAAGTTCTTTAAATTTTTAACTTTGCTTGCAGCCTCTATTAGATTTACAGTTCCTACATAGTTAATTTGACTAAATGTGATTTGCTCATAGAAGCTATTTTCAACTTCTGTTCGAGCTGCTAAGTGAATAATAATGTCAGGTTTAACGCTGTTAACTTCTTGCTGAACAGCGTCAAACTCTAATAGATTGCTTTTTAAATGAAATAATTCATGATCTTTTTCTAAACGTGGAGTTAGATGTTGACCAATGAATCCAGATGAACCTGTTAATAATATACGCATTCAATACCCCGCTATATTATATAGCGAGATATTAATTTAATGATACCCAAGCTGATCCAGTGTAACCTTGGAATTGTGGAGTACCTGCACCGTCACCGTTTGTTACAAAACAAACCATTCCTGCTTCAACAACACCTGGTGGTAGCGCAGTGTCTCGTTCAGATGTATCAGCGAATGCTGCATATTTTGTTACAGTTGTGCCAAGATGTCCATATGAGTTAATATAGGTATCAGTGTTAAATCCACCGTTGGCAGAAGAAACGCCAAATATAAATTTTGCTGGTAGATCATTGTTAACTGTTGGAGTATCAATTTGTCCTAATAAAGCTATTTTAGGAGTATAATCAACCCCGTCATGTGCTGACATTACGTAGTTGCCTATGTAATCGCCTGCTTGAAGAGATGTAGGAGTAAGTCTAGTACCTCTAGAACTCATAACTGTTATTGTTGGTAGGTTGCTAACCCCTCCATCGTTTTCACTTCTAAGAACACTAAGCACATCACCGTTTACGGTAACAGTATCTAATAAGCTAGATGGGTTACCTATTGAAAGAATTCCTGCAGGTACTTCAATAGTATTACTAGCTATATTAATTGAACCATTAGATAGTATACTGTTTACACCGTCTACCATTAATGTGCTGTCGTCAGCAAATACACTGCCTACAACGTCACCAACAACATTACCCGTTACATTACCTGTAACATTACCTGTAACATCGCCATTAAGGCTAGCGTAAACTCTTGCATTGTCGCTGTCAACTATAACAGTGTCACCGGCTGTGTTACGAACGCTTCCGTAAAAACGATGGAAATCAGCACTTAAAACAGGATCTCCGGCGTTGTCTTCAATTTGGAGGTGATAACTGTTGCCTGGAACAATTCCAGATCCGCTGCTATCGTCAACTCCAACAACCCAACTTGCGCCATCATATTTTAAAACACTTCCAAAAACAGCACCAGTAGTACTTACATCAACTAAATCTCCAATACCATGAACTAGACTTGCTTCAGCTTGGGCTACCCATTTTGACCCATCATACTTTAGCACGTCTCCCAATATTGGAGCAGATGTTAAATCAACATCTGTTAGATCATCCATACCGTAAACTGCGCCAGTGTTTACCAAATTACCGCCCAATGTAAATCCGTCACCAACATATAAGCGTTTGGTGTCGGTAGCATAGATTAGCTCACCGTCTTGCGGTGTAATTAGCTGACGTTGTGCGTCTGTTCCACGTCTTAGTCGTAATGCCATTCGTATAACTCCTGATGTACTTTATATATGTATTTATGTCTTTTAAAAAGAATTACAACCTACGTTTCATAAAACGCTTGGTATGTATCTGTACATCTTTCTTAACTTTGGCAGTGTTTAAGTTAAACTCCACACTTTCTATAAGATCATCGTGCTCGTTGAAGAATTCTTCCAAAGATTCTTCTAATTCTTCAACAGTAGAACCTTTATTTTTGTTCATTTCAATACACCACTTATTTCCATCTTTAAAATTTACATTTATTGCATGTAAATATTTTATAGGAATAGCACGTATTTCTACATCGTTAAAAATTTCGGGCCAGTGATCTATAATGCTTCTTGGAAACTTATTAGTTTTGGGCACTTGTTTTTAGCTTCTTAGTAGGAGCAAGTTCCTCTGCTTGTTCGCGAAGTCTTTTTGCTTCTTTAAACATAGCATCTGCTTGTGATCTATACTGTGCAGCAAGTGCTTCGTCACTAAGCGGACTATCTACAGATGCAATAGTCACAGTTTCTTCGGCAGTATTTACAACGGTATTTTCTGGTGCTTTTTTTACAGTAGGACCCTGTAGTGCTAGATCAGATACAGATACACCTTTTTGTTGTGCAATTGCTTCGTTTAAGTCTTTTAGAAGAACAGAAGTTCTCATATTAGGCGTCATTTCTACTTCAGAAGTTGATAATTTAACCATCTTTCCTGTTGCGTGAAATGCTGACAGCATAATACGCCCATCGGGTAATCTAGTTCTTGCCATTACTTCAGCTAGTTCATTTGCATTTTGTCCTGCATCAGACTCGATTAATTTCATAAGAGTATCGTGTTCGTCAGCTTGCAAATTTTCAGTAGTAATAACAATACAATTTTCAGGCTCGTTTGGAACTACCCTGTATGCTACTATTACCTTTCTTTTATTTCTAACTATTCTTCCAACATGCTTTAAATCAGCCATAGTTTTTTCCTTATGTTTTATTTATTTTGAGATGCAACTGCATTTAAGAACACTTCTAATTTTGTATATACTGTTCCTACGGCAGTCATTTCGTTTGGTCTAAACGCACCTCTAGTACTAGCTACATCAATAATGCTTTTTAGAGCTTGTAGGTCTTGTACAGTTAGGTCCGGACCAGCAGACTGTTCTTCACCAACATGAGTTGTTGTGTTGGCTGCTGCTTTGGTTTCTTTTTCTACTTTGGTATCGCTCATAATTTAAACTCCTATAGTAATATATATGCGCACTTTATTTAGTTGTACTTTAAAAGTGGACAAGCTAACATGAAATATGATGCTTCTTTTGGATCTTCAAATCCAATTTGTAAAGCAGTTTCTAGCTTATTAGATCCGTTTAATATAACATGCTTTCCAATAGAATATCTACCTTTTAAATTGCAAATAATCCATTTTTCTACAGCACCTACTAGGTTATATGGTAAGCTAATAACCAGTTTTTCAAAATGGGAAGGTAGGAATTCTACCTTCCTAATTCCTAGTAATTCTAAAGGCCTTGCTACAATTTCTTTATGCATCCGCTTCTTCGTAATGTGCTGTTACACCAAATGGTGCTTGCAAGTTTTTGTCAGGATGACCGTGAATAATGAAAACAGTTTCACAATAGTTTTCATCACCCCAGCTGTCCCAGGGATATCCATCTGTAAACATAATAAATTTTTTGGGCTGGATATCATTTTCTTTCATATAGTTCCAATTGCACATAAAGTCTGTGCCACCACCGCCCATTAAATTGTAATCTAACAGGTCGTCATTACCGTTTGTACCGTAGTCTTGTTCATTATAAACTTTGGTATCAAAACACCAAAGTTTAATATTGTAGTCTTTAAACTCTTCCATGATGCCTTTGATTTCACCTAAGAAGTCTTTTGCTTGATCGTCACCAATAGAACCTGACATGTCCAATCCAATAGCAACATCGATAGTGTCCATAAAGTTCATACCAGGAAGAATAGCACCAGTATGCCAACCTTTACGGCTAGGACGACTAAATGTATAGTCATTTTTAACAGTAGATTGTATTTGCTGACGAATAATTTGTCGCCAGTTCATTTTAGGTTCAGTAAGTTCTTTTACCATACGAGCAATTTCACCAGGGACATTGCCAGCACCTGCAGATTGAGAAGATGAAATCATTGCTTCTTTGATCTCATCTTTAATCTTAGCTATTTCTTCTTTAGAATACTTTGGACGTTTACTTTTTCCATTCTTGGAGTCAGAAGCATCACTAGAACTTTCTTCACCGTCTTCACCGTCCCAGTCAAGATGTTCGTCAAGTAGTTCGCCCAATTGTTTAACAGCCTCTTCGCCTTGTTTTTTGGCTTGTTCAAACAGATCATCGTACACTTCTTCTGAAGTCCATTTGTCATATTTGAAATCCTGATAGCAGTCAACAATTTTGGGTTTCTCACCAATGCGGTCTCGCACTAGCAAATTATTAACAATATAGTCTGCGGCAATGTTATGGAGAATTGGAATACGATCTTCTCGACGGGTAAGATGATCAAACACACAATGCAAGATTTCGTGTGCAATAACAAACTCAATTTCTTTGTTTGACATTGCATGGAAAAATTGAGTATTGAAATACAAATTGCGCCCATCTACAGCCGCAGTAGGCAACCAATCGTCAGCAGCTTGTATACGCAACCGTGTTGCCATGTTACCAAAAAACGGATGCCGAAGCAGTAATCCAACACGAGCAGTAATAATGCGATCAATTACTTCTACACGCATTGATTCCAATTGATCTTCAGTAACATCTGGATTTGGTTGCCAGTGTTTTTTACCAGCTACGCTGTGAATTAGATTGTGCATTTGGTATTCCTTTTCTCAGTGCCTATAGTATAT